GAATAAATCACCATTAATTGATATCAAGTCTAAGTCTAATAGCTTGATTCTATCTATAAATTGATTCTTAAGAATCTCATATTGTTTAGCTGGATCAAATACCCCGAAATGGATATCTGAAATATGTGCTTCTGTTAAAATATTGCCTTTCATAATCTGCCTCTAATGAAAGAAAAGAACTCGTAAGGATCCTTGAAGGACCTTACTTTTATTTAATAATCTGTTAGACCATTAATAAAAAAATAATCCCAAGAGTCGTAGAAGACCCTTGGGATATCGTTCTATTTAGTTATCATTTCGAAACATTCATAGAAGTTTTCATCATTGATGTCTTCAGGTCGTAATTCATCTGTAGATGCATAACGATATCTAATAACGTTATACTTAGCAGACTTCTCAATACGTCCTAAAGAGTTATTTAAAACTACACGAGCAATATCTTCATCTTTGAATGTAACTCGTTTATAGTTATGGAGAGCTTCTCTCATTGCTTCTTCAGAATCTAGTTCAATGAAAGCTTTATAAGCATCAGCATCTTCTAGATTGGAATCAATGAATTGAACTACTCGTCCAGTATCAATGATAATATCATCATCAGATTCTGTAGGTAATGGATATCCGTTACCTGCAAGTCCAATGAATAAATCATTTAAGATTACATCTGGATCAGTTGGATCATCAGATGTGACTCTAAGAGATCTAATTGCATTATATTTATAATTGTATTCATATTCAACTACAGCCGTCGTAGTATAAATAGTACAAGTATAAACTGGTCGGATATGATCACTAAAATCTAATCCGACTACTCTTGCTCTTTGATCTTCTTCTAGACCTTCAAATTCTGTTAGATCAATTGTATTAGTTCGATCTAGACGATAGTCATTGTCAATCAAGATTGCATGATCTTTCAATAGATTCAAAATTTGACGTAATTCTTTAAAACTTACATTGTATTTCTTACCTGCCATTAGGTTATACCTCCATACAATATTTCATTAGATTAACAAAAGACCCCATCAATCTATTGATGAGATTAATAAACAAGTATTCATCGATCTTATTAGTAATCTCTAATTCACGATCTCTGAATTTATTACTGGACACTATTTCATTAGTGACAGTATTCTTGATAGAAATTGTAATGATTGGTTTATCTTGATTCAAACCAATAGTACAATAGCTAGTTTCATTCAAATCAAATTCAATATAGATTGAACCGGACTTGGAGTATGTGATAGGGAGACCATCTTTCATATCCTTTGTATTATGGAAGAAGAAAGATATCTCTGCTATCTTAATGAATGCTGCCATCTCCCGCATCATATCATATGATGGAGAAGTATGCATTAAATCATCAAAGTATTTACCTAGTTTGTATTTGTGTATCCATCTAGGTAGGAACCAACTAGGAATTGGTTCAGTGACTTTATCAAAGAATATGTTTTCCATATTAGCTCCTTTTAAATTTCATAACCTCGTTGACTGAGGTATTCATTGAAATCAAAATCTTCATTGGATTGATTCATAGCGGCAATTGCTAGGATATCCATAAGATCAAGATACATAGCTTTAGCTTGTTCTTCTGTCATGATTCCTCCTAATTAAGTTTGACTTTATCCATAGGATCTATTTTAATAGTGTCCACTGAATGGATATAAAGTACAATCAAGTCTATTGCTTCTCTATACATAGATATCTGTTCTTCTATAGTTAATGGAATGAATCGATCTTCATCAAGACCCATTCCAACTACTCCTCTAAAGTTCATTTCAGTATCTGTTGCAATACGAGCCAAGAATAATTTATTGGCTTTGCGGTAAGCTAATAAATATTCTATTTCAGCATAATCTACTTCAACTATTGGATTAGCTTCTATAGTAGAAACTAATCCTATACAGGTTATATTATTACCAATTGAAGTATCAATATGATTCATACTAGTGCCAGCTTCAACAAATTTCTCAGCTGTATCAAATGAATTGAATACTGTCAATATATGCGGAATAGTGAGGTTTAATAATTCGATTCTACATTTATCAAAAGTATTTATCAATGTATAATCATCATTAAATAACTTTTCTCTGTATAAATCAAAATCATTAAGTAGTTTATCTGCTCTACTGAATATTGTATTTACCATTTTAAGTATATCAATTTTTTTATCAATATCGGTTCGACGCATTAAGATTTTACATTCTTCAGTTTCATCTGAAATGACAATCTTTATAAATATATCAATAACTCTATCATGATAACTTACCACATCAATTTCTTCATATAGACCTTTATGAATAGTGAAGTCATTATAATAGATACAGTTGAATACTTCTAACATGATTTCAGAATTATTATATAAAGCTTTAGCTTTTGAATTGACATCAACCATCTTTCTAATGATTGGTCCGATTTCTTCTAATTCAGGTTTGCTTAAAATGTCTATTATATCTACTAGCTTTGTCTTTTTCATTATTTGCCACCTTTTGGAATACTTTTAACGATACCAAGTAAATCGAATTCATCATTAATCGCTGTGCTATTAGATAAGCTATATGCAGAGTTAATGATAACGATACCGGCTTTAACGTCATAAGTAATATAGGTGCTATATTTAGCTCCGATCTTAATAGTATTACCATTTACATCTACCCAAGCTGTAGGTGTCTTTAAGTTACCTACATCGCTACCTGGAGTAGATAAGTAATCTGCAATAGATAGTAATCGTTTAATAGTAAGATCAGTAGAGAATCTTTTGAAAGATTTAATTACAGTGAACTGATCAAATGAGGAACGTAGTACTTTTGCAATACTAGTTCTTAGTTTGCGTTCACTTTCAATACCCAAGTCATCTAGCATCATGCTTAGAATAAGATTCAATGCATGATAAGATTCATGGGTAATAATTGAATTGGATTTGATGTTGAATACAACATCATCAGATTCAGGAATAACTGCAATTTCTACTGCGCAGCTACTTCCAATAAATTTGAATACCACAAGACCTGGGTTAGGTTTAATTACATCAGAGAATGTAATTTCACATCCATTAGCACCAGCTTTGTATTGTGGAATAATAAAGTTATCCTCTTCTACTTTCTTTGCTAATTTTGTTAAACCGTTAGCGTAGCGAGAATAAAGTAGGTTAGGGTTGATCAATTTCATATCTGTTGATCTCCTTTCTTAAAAAAATAAAATAGAGGGGTGGTCTTGGCGGGTTTTGATAAAATATTTCACGTTCAATGTTTATGATATAGTTTATAGTGTGTTTAGTTTATGTGCAATATTCTCGTTAGGTTGTGAGAGAAGAATATTGCGAGAGGTTTTGTTTGTTTGGATTGTATTGTGTTTGTATTAGGGGGTCCGCCAAGACCACTAGGAAGTTCATCTGCCAGGGAGAGCAGATGGATATCGATTCCTCGATATCACCTAAATAATATATAGCTAAAATAAAGTTTACCTAGCACGAGTCCGGGTATCTTCATTTAGGCTATCAAAGATAGTAAAGTAGATAGAACCACAGATTCTATCCTTAACGATATTGTATAGTAAAGTGCTGTCAAATGTCTTCTTATCCATAAAGTCTAGATTATCTGTATTTAGAAGACACATATAAAGACATACCTCTTGGTTGCTCATATGCTCATCTGGAACTTCATATAGATTATAATCTGTATTATTGAAGAATCCATGATTGATTAAGATATTCTCAGCTGTTAATTTAAACAACTCTATATCTTCATCTTCTCTTAGAGTATCAAATAAATCATAGGAGTCTACTTCAGAGACTCCTTCAAAGTCATAATGCTCAGCATCTCTAAGATATTCTTCTTTCTCAAATCTTTCCAGAGATCTAAAATTGAATTTGGTAAGATCTATTAGATCAGAATTTCTTTTATCTTCAGTGAACCAATCTTTATACCATTCAGTATTTCTAAGATCAGTTAATAAAGAGACATCATCTAAGTTGATTATATCTTTATATAGAGTGAATACATTAACAGAACTCAATAAGAGTTCTCTATTCAGTCTCTCCCCAATAAATATAGTTAGAGCTTTACCACGATCTCTATTATTAAGATCTTTCAATTCATAGATCTTAGATAGAGTTTCCTGTAATAACTCAGTGTAAGTTTTATCCATTATAACCTGCCTTGTAGTACGTTAATATATATGAAATGACCAATAGCCATAACTATAGCATCCTTATTATAAGACTTATTGGATGGATTCTTTAGATTAATTTTTTGAGTACTTCCTTGATAGTATATATCAAATCTACCATTATCAATATCCCATTCTAGAAGCTTATCGTTATCAATATAAGTATATCCGCCTGATATTAATATAAATAGATCGTTATTTGATATCAACTCATTGAAAAGATCTAATAGATTCTTTGTATCAAATAAGAATAATAGACCACATAACCAAGTTAATTCACTTGATGTCTTAACTGGAAATATATAATCTTGACTTCTAAGATAGTATTTACTATCAGTAGCATTCTCTGGTAGTGTACCATCTATCTTATGATCTAGATATTCCATTATTGCTATATCTTTATCTAGCTTAGTATAGTTATAACAGATATTGTATGTCTCTTTCTGTTTAAATTGATCGATTAACTTCGTTAAGTTATTCATCACATCTCCTCCTTTGTTATATGAATGTCTTTAAATTAATAAAAAAATAAAGCCAAGGATCATAGAAATCCTTGGCTATTATTCTTATTCATGGTCGTTATATCTAATAAACTTAATAGTATTATTAATCTCTTTTACAGATGGCAGTAAAGTCTTATATCGATTATAATCACTTTCGATATTAGTAACTAATACCTTATCAGATGGAGATAAATAACCTCTATCTGTAATAGATCCTAACTCAAGAGTCTTCTCAAGTTTATTAACTTTGAAGTATTTTAACGCTCTAGCTATAGCTGGATTAGTATATAGCTTATCATAAATAAAGATATATTTATCATAAGTATCTTGTACATCAGAACCATGTCTGTATCTTGTAATACGATCACGGTTATCCTTAATAATCATTGCAGGTAATTGTTTATACTTACCTAGCTCAGATTTATTGATATCAAACTTTTCTACCATTCTATCTCTAACATTAGTTAGCTCACGAATCAATGTAAGTAGATTAAGACATCTAATATCACTTAAACATACATCGGCACATTTAAGTCTATTTTGATATCTAATAGATACATATGGAGCCTCATTAGGATACTCTTCAGTATTAGTTAATAAAGTTCTTTTGATATTAAGATGAACTTGTACAGAGTCTTTAATGCCTAATCTAGTCTTACCTAGACGGATACTACATTTAGGATCTAAAAACATATCATGTAATACATTTTTTACTTTATATCTGCCGTTAGAATCATAAGACCGTAGTACTTTATTGAAGATATATCCTATATCTTGACAAATAGCACTAATAGATTGCAATCTTGTTAAATCACTTTCTGGTAAATACTTAGTTACACCCTTTTTCATTACGCAATACCTCCATCAATTAAATTATTAATATTTTTAATTACTCTATTTAACTCCTTTGGTCTTAAGAGATATCCGGTACATCCTTGATTAAATGCATCAAGACTAACTATCATCTTCTCTTTAAGATCAACGTAGTATAATAGCATCTTTCCGTCATAGAACTTCATAACTCCTTCTTCAAATTTGATATTTGGATAGAAGGATTGTAGAAGTGGACTTCCAATCAATAAGTCATATATCTTAAGATATTTATCAAAGTCCTTTTGATGATACTCAGAATCTAAATAGTTAATATTACCATATTTGTATACCACAACAGTATGATCATTTCCTTTAAACTTAGGGAGTTTAGTCTTATCGAATTTATATACATCAATAAGACGTTTTCTGATCTTATGTAGCATGCTTATTACATATCGCATATCATAATCTTCCATCCAACGGAATGAAGTTTCACTATCAATCTTATCGACATAGCTAATGCTAATTGAACCGAGACTACTATCTACAGTTCTAGGTAAGTTATTATAAAAAGATACGATAGCTCCTCCATTATGGTTTAATTGGCATTTGAATAAGCTAAGTCTTTTATCAATACCATCTAACACTATCCTAAGATTCTGTCTACACTTATATCGTGTAGCTCCATCGTAGCCTCTTAGGATAATATTAAACATATATCCTATCTGGTGTCCAAATTGTTTCACCGATCTCAATAGAGTAAGATCTCTATTGCTTAATTTCTTTAGTTGTGTCATTTTATCAGTCTCCTTTGAATAAAATTAATACGTGATAGGACTAGATATCCTATCACGTTTATAATATATAACTATTTATCTATTACCCATTCCATAAAATACTTAATACATACTCTAAGCATTCTATGAGTATTCAATTTAGGATCCATTGCTGGATCTAAATACTTATCGATCTCATTATCATTATATCTATTGATATTGAATTCGCTTACATACTTCTTACCAGGTTCTACCCAGAGAGTATATGTAACTTTAGCATCAATCTCTTTATTAAGAAGAAGATGATGAGCTGGTCCAGCATTAATAGCTACATTCTTAGATGCTTCAGTGATATCAAATAAGACATATTCATTCCCTGGAATACGTTTAATCTGATATCTTACTGTAGGATCGTTCTTAATATAAAAGATATAGTCTTGAGGATTATTTAATTGAATTCCTACTACACCAGCAATTAGCTCATAAGCATCTGCTGTCTCAATATAAGAAGATATACTCTTCTTTAATTTACGAATTTTATATTTGTACCACAAACTCTTTAAGGCAGGACATGAGTCATACTCATGAAGAAGTTCCTTATATAATACTATAAACTTCTGTAGTTGTGGTATATTAAATGTCTCCAGTATTGGACTAAACATATTTTATCACACCCATCCAAATATCTGACAAACTGTTGCAGCTAAAGATATTAAGAGAATACCAAATAGAATAGCAGATAGCTTCTCTACTAAGATTAATACTCTTTCTTCTCTATTAGATAAAACTTCTTCACCATAGAAACTGTATAGAACTGCTGCATCTATTACAAATAGTGCAAATTAAACTATCATTACTTTATAAGAAAACATTAGAAAAATACCCCCCAACCATATTCGACATAGAATAGCAATTATCATTATGATACCAAATATCGACATCAGTATAATAAATACTCTGACGATATTGATATCTGTATCTAACATCATAAGAAATGCTGCTACTGAAGCTAATAGTCCCATACTACAGAATGAAGACCCTATTATTTTCATAAATAATTCAGCATAATAAACTTCTGTCATATTTAATCTCCAGCTATATATTAAATACCCACATCCAAGCCGCTAAGAAGGATGCCAATAAAGTTACTATTAAAGCAAGCCCACCGATAGTTACACTAATACCATCATTTATATCTAGACCACGAGTAATGACGACTAATACTAATGTAGTTATGAGTGAAGCTGCTGCTATTTTAAACATCAATACGTAAAGCATACTAATACCTCTAATATTTAAATACTGCGATTAACCAAATGAAGATAATAGATGCTAATCCAGCTATACCTGCAAAGAATGCAGCTATATATAATACTATATCACCAATCTTAGATTCAAGATCGATTATTTTGATCGCACTCCCAGCTGCTCCAATTATACCAGCAGTTATTGCTGATGCTAATGCTATATTTCCAAATAATTCACTCATATTATTTCACTCCGAACTCAGAGGGTTTAATCTCTTTTAATAACTTGATACTATTGAATGAGTTTAATGTATTGATAAATCCATTGAATAGATTATCTACTAACTCCTCATTCTGTTTAATATCTATAGTATATTGCTTATACTTAGCTTCATATTTATTAAGTTGTAATACTGTAAGCTTATCTGCATGAATACCTACTTTAGATAGTAGATATCTATATGCTGATAACTGCATAAAGTATTTATATCCAATATTACTTGAGGTCTTATAATCTACAATATGAACTTCATTACCTATTTTCATAACTGCATCTATAGTCCCACAAAAATATTTACCAATAAGTGATTTCTCTAACATAATTGGTTCAATAAGAATATTCTTCTCATAACCACAATCATTAAACCATTGAATGAATGACATAAATCCCATAGTCTTATCTACTGGATCCGTCATACATAATCCTTCAGTTAAGAAATGCTCAATCTCATTATGAACTTTAGTTCCTTCGACAGCATATCTATTTAATTCTCTACGGTATCCAATACCTTTAAATCCCAATGAGTTTGCCCATTGAGCTATATAGTCTTCATTTATATGACTAAGTACTTGAGTCACACTGGGAACTTTATTCTGCCCATGCTCGTAAGTACCTATACGTACCTTATCTGAGTTGAAATCAAACATAATTCTCCTCCTTTGTATCTATATGTCTGGGTATTATTAAAGAATTACTTAGAGAACTTAATAGTAATATAGTTTCGCCGCTATATTACACATATATCATAATGAGAAAGTGACAGCCAGTGTTTTCTTGTATTCATTTTAGATGTGTGTCTCCATTGTTATAAACATACTTAGTTGCACCCCTAGGAGGTTAAGTCTCCTAGGGGTGTATACACCTGCAAATTAAACATTGTAGTAATATTTTAGATACTTTCCGAAGGAGGATTATAATGGCTCAGTTGAACTTTAAACTCATAAATGAGACTTTTATCTTTTCCCAATATAAAGATGAATATGAAAAATCTGTCTTAAACTTTATCAAAGGTGGTAAAGTAATCGACGTCCATTCTGAAGCTTTCGCTGATATTGCTTATGATGTTAAGAAAACACAAGTTGGTTCTTTCTTAATCTCTGCAATGGAATCTAAGCAAATCGTACTTTATACAAGTACACACCCATTAAACCGTAGTACTCGAGTATTAACTGCTAAAGATATTAAAGGTGGCACTGGTAAATACTTGATCTATGTAGACTGCACTCAAATCATTGACTTTGAAGGTGGTAAATATAAATGCAACAATGTTAAACAACTAGTTGCTCATCTATTAGAAGCATCCGTAAACATGATGTACTTTGGTGGCTATACTAATATCGTATCTCGATTCGATTTAGTTAAAGCTGGTGCATATGCATTTGCTTCTTTATTCAATAATATCATTAACTACTTATTCAAAACGAATACAGTAAGTAATATCCATAACCGTGTTATGTATCTTGCTTCCCAATACTTCATTAAGAATATCATTGGTAGCAATAATCCTAAATATGGTTATGCTAATAATACAGCATTCTCTAAACAAATTGCTCGTATCTCTGATCGTGAAGTTGAATTAATTGAATCCTATGTGGAACGTGATTCCTTCAAGAACTTAGATGCTTTTGTAGCTATGCTTAGAGATTCTTTGAAACTCCATAAATTAACTACTGAAGTGGTAATTGCTACATGGGTTAAAATGTACTCTCCATCTACATTATTTGCATTAGAATACTTCCCAGCATTCTCTGCTATGATGACTAATGCTTATATTGGATGCTATTTGAATAATCAATCTACTATTGAAAAGGTGACTAACCGTGGACTTCCTGAATATGTTAAAACAGTTCTAGATGTCGGAGGTCAATACTATGAAAACTTACGATAACGAAGTTTATAACTACGTTGATCAACTTAAGAATTATTCTACTACAAATATCTCTGGGATGCAGAAAGGTATCGTCCCAGAGGTAGTTGATATTAGCTGGGATAAGATGAACTACTATGTATCTAAAGGGGTACGTCGTTATGTGACTTATGAAAAAGAAGGTTATGTAATTCGTATCACTGGTGTAAGATATAGACTTAATCATTTGACTAAGAAGACTATAGATTTTGATAAACGTATGATTGATGCGGTCAATGAAGGTCTAGTATATCCATTTATGCTATTCGTAGATGGTCGTCATATTAAATGGTCTACTTTCAGAGTAGTACGTAATGCTAAATATACATATCTCGTTTGCGATAGAAATAGTGTGAAGGATATCAATCCATTACATATTAGCAAAGTGGAAATGGTAAACTTACCATTTACTTATATGAGCTATTCTGAAACAAGAAAGATTCCAAATCCTAATACTGAGTTATTTAGATTTGATGAAGATGGTTTATTATCTCCATTTGGTTCTATGGTATATAGTCTAGATACATCTACACTTAAACTAGAGACTGGATACTTTAAAGTATTAGCTGGTGGTAAAGTTGATAACCGTGATTTAGACTTTGATGCTAAATATAAGCTCACTAAGAATAACTTCTTATGTTGGGCTAATGGTCTATTTGATAAAAATATAGATCCAGATATTAAGAATCTTAATATCATTACTATGAATAATGGTGACCCATTAACTTATGACTTACAAGTTAAGTATTTTTATCGTGATATCACTAATCATAATAGAAGTAATATCACTATTCCTGAAAATAAAGATTTATTGAAGAGTCTTATCACTGAACCTGAGAATGAGATGCCTGCATTAGACGTTAATGCTCTAGGTCGTGACTTTGACTTCCAATATAAATACAATACTGACTATGAAGATAATGTAAATGCTGGTATTAGATATATCAGCCGTTACAATTCTTCTATGTTTGATAAACTCTATGAGAAACGTTTGAAGATTCATTCTAGATCTATTAGTGGTAAAGAACTAAAAGCTCAGATTGCTAATAATGTATTATCTCTTCCTAGAGGATATCATAAGAATCCAGAGACATTTGTAATCATCTATAAGAATGGTGAACTATGGGATTTATATGATCGTATTAGATACGTTAATAATGACTTCCAAATTCCTATTACTGATGCAGAAATCAATGATATCATTGACTATGATGAATTTGAGTTTACTTATTTCACTGGAGTAAATAATAACTACTTGAAAGTGGAGTGTACTGAAGATAATAATACTATCGAAAACACTACCATCAAGTATGAAGATCTAATGGTATTTGCTAACTATACTGAAGATCAAATCTATAAAGAACTCCCATTCAATAAACGTACTATCTATGACGTTAAGTATACTTTAGATAAAGATAATAAAACTGTTACATTCACTAACCCAGCTTATTATGGTAAGACTATCTATATGGCTGCTAAGAATCAGTTTAAATATCAGCACTTTAATATTACTAAACCTACAGTACGTTACTTCTTTGGTAGAGACTTTATCCCTTGCTTGAATAAAGACAGATTCGCTGTATTCCACAATGGTCGTCTCTTAAGTAAGGATATGTATAGAGTTATTGTCCCTGAAGTAGAGAATACAGCTACTGAAGTATGTGTTCATCTACGTCGTATTGCTCAAAGGGGAGATAGAGTAGATATCTTCTATTTACCTTATGATTTTAACTATACAGATATTGGTAAAACAAACCGTGTCGATGTTGTTACAGTAAGAGCTACTGTAAATCAACAACCAGTGTTTGCTATTCCATTCCCATCTAAATCTTCTTTATTGAATAAGAACAGCTTCCTATTATTACGTGGCTCTGTATTGGTTGACCAATCCAGATATAACGTAATTGGACGTACTGTTGTATTCAAAGACCCTAAAGATTACGTTGCATATGGACGTGAGATTACTTTCGTATTCTTATATAGTGAAATGATCGAAGCTAATCCATATGGTGGTATTAAAGAAGATGATGTATTAAATATCGATCCTCAATTCGTTATCGCTACTAAAGATAATCAATTGACATTTGATATTCCTTACCCAGATAATTTTGAAGGTTTCTTCTTCGTTACATATCGTGGTATCTATGTAAACCCTAAACGATATGAGATCATGGAAGGTACTAAACAAATTAAGTTCTTTGACCAAGATACTGGTATTGATGCGGGTACTGCATTGATCTTTGTATTCATCTATCCAGATCAAAAGAATAAAGTTGGCACTTCTGCAGTATCTGTTAGAGCTACAATGAATAACCAACTTAAGTTTACTATTCCATTACCATATGCTAAGTATTTTGAAGATCAAAACAGCTTCTTCTTAATCAGAAATGGTGTATTCTTGAATGACGCTGAATATTATATTGATACTAAAGCTAATACTGTAGAATTGCTTACAGTTAATGGTTTAGATATGGGTCAAGAATTAGTATTCAATTTCATTACTGGTAGAAATGTATCTGTTAAGACTGCTATTGAAGAAGTATTTGCAGAGCAAGATGGTCAACTTGTATTTAAATTACCTAAAGCATTACATGACTTCGATAAGAAGACAGGTAAATTCTTCTGTGTAATTGGTGATACTTATATTGATAACCGTCGTTATGAAGTAGTTGGTAATGACTTAAGATTCTTAAGTCGTGAAGATGCTGTAACGGAAGGACGTACAGTTACTTTCATCTTTGTATACACTGAAGATATTGATTCTGAGACTGCAACTATTGGTGGTGTAGTTAATAACTCTAAGTATACTAAGTTTGTAACTGAATCTGTACCATGTACTGAAAATGGTCAACGTACATTTAATATCCCATGGGCTGACTCTATGCTTATGGATAAGAAAATCATCGTAACTGTTGGTAGTACATTCATTAGAGAATCTCAATATACTATCTCTAAGACAATGAATACTATTACATTCATTGATGATGGCGTTATCACTACAACTGACCGTCAAGTTACATTTACTTTAGCAGACTCTGACTATATGGTAATTGCTAAAGAAGTAATTGATATTGATGCGGTTGTAGATGGTCAAACTGAATTTGATATTCCATTACCATTTGAGAACTATCTTAAACTTGGTAACTCTTTGATGGTATTTGCTAATCAAACTTTCATTGATTCTTCTCGTTATATCTTAGATAAAGACTTGAATAAGATCACTCTAAGAAACTATAATGATGCATTGAAGGCTGGTCAAACATTATCATTCTTATACTTCTACATTGCTAACCAAAGCAATAGAAGCTTGGAACGTGAAGATGTACAACATCCAATGATTAATGAACGTGGATACTTATACTTGAATAGAAATGACTTAGATCATCTATTGAATAATAAACTCTACTTCATGTTTATCAATGGTAAGAAGATCAATAAAGATAATATCATGAACGTTGCGAATAATATCATTCGTTTGAAATCTGACGTTCAAACACGTTTCAATACATTGGTATTGGATTATACTCCATCTATTCCAGAATTAGCTGAGTATAAAGATATTAACTCTGACTATGATATCATTATGAACCAAGTGTCTAATGAAGATATCAATAAGCTATTCAATATCTATAATAACGTAACGGATCTTGAAAAATATATCGTTCCAGATACTTCTCAAGAAGCTATCATTAATGATATTATTAGAACTCACTATACATCTCATGGTATCAATAAAGGATTACCATTTGTATATACTTATGATACAAGTACATTCAAGAATAGATCTATCTATAGCTTGGCTACTACAGTTAATAAGTATATCTCTCCTGGTAAATATACATTTACTTGCCCTGAAGATGTAACTATGTTAGAGCTTAAGACTATTGCATCTTCTAGTAGATTTAAGCCTATAAGTACTGCAGTAAATACATTAGGTTATCTACGACCTAAAGATATTGAATTCGGTGAAGTAAGCTATATCTTACCTACAGATGTAGCGGCTTATATTGATGAAAATATTGGTAAAGATCTTAACCTAGTTAGTCAACCAATCTATAAGAAACCTATTGGTGGATTACCAGAAGTTAACGACTTCGTTCCAGCAATGAAACCTTTACGTAAAACTGAAACTGATGACTCTAAAGGTAGACTTAACGCCGGTTACTTCTATCAAAAAGAAATTATCAGAAATGTCAAAGTATATCCTGGTTTGAAATATAAGTTAACTATCCCACAAAATGGTTTCATCAATATTGCTTATACTACAGCTGATACAGATATTAGTCAATATCATTTGAAATATCGTATTGACTTTGACTCTGATCGTGATAATACACCTATCTTCTATAAAGGTGATACATTAACTAAACCAGATACATTTGTTAATAGCTTAGAAGAAATGTATAGTGATGAATTCAACTTACAATTCAATCAAAGCTTTACTAAACCTGGTGAAGAATATTGGATCTGTCCAGACAATGTAGGTGAAATTATTCTTACATTATGTAGTGGCTATACTAAGATGATAACTACTGAAGATATTGAAAGATATCCAGCAGCATTCCAATTCTGTGGTTATGGTAGTACAAACTTCTCTGTAGCACCAGTTCCTAAACTTGGTGATATTGAAACTGTGGAGTTAAGTACTTTCTATGATAGACTTACTAATGAATATGATTCCAGAGTTGCCAATACCATCAATGATGGTAATGAAATTCACTATAGTAGTAATGGTACTATGTATGGTTGTGGTGTAACTGAGTTTGGTATTGTAGATAGAAATGATGAAAATGCTATTAACTCAAGTAAAGCTCCTGAAAACCGTAATAGAGTTAACTTGATGCTTATCAATGGCGTAAACGTTTCTAGAGCAGTGTCTTCTATTGCACCAGAAACAAGTTCTTATATCAAAGTAGAACCTGGTAAGTCTTATACTATCAGAGTTGGTAGAAATGCTATCAAGACTGATATGGTTTTAAATAAAACTGAATCTGAATTTGGTGGTGTACTTGGTTTGAGCTACAATAATAAAGTATTGTTAACTAACGTTGATACTAACGTATACTTGTCTAATGCTTTAGATGCAACTCATATCAATAACCCTGATATTGATTACACTGGTCTAAATGAAGAAATGACTGAAGACCAACTTGCAGGTGATCCTAGTGTATCCAATGTAGTTTCCGAAGAAGAAGCTATTGAAGAACGTGATACTCCAGTATTCCTTAAAGAATTACCTAAGATTGCTGTTGATGAAAATGAAACAGATAATCTATTCCAAACAAATATATTTGATGCATCTAATGTAATCAGAGAATAATATATACCGGATAGGGGTGTCAAAATCCCTATCCGCTTATATTTTGAACATTAATGTAATTAAAATACATATTCGCAAGGAGGTATAATATGGCTACTTCTAACTATAAAGGAACTCGTCTTCCTCTTATAGCATTAGATTATAATTCTCGCTTCCTGGCTGAGAAAAAAGAAATCTTATTTGATTATAAGACTGGTAAACTCTATGTAGTTTCCGCCGAAGATAAATCTGTTATATTTGATATAACAAGAAATATTCTAAAAGAAGTTGAAAAGAATGTAGACCTATCTAGCTATACATTCAACGTAGAAGGCGTTGGTATCGTAAACTTAGATGGTTATATTAAACAGCTTTCTAAATATAATCTAACAACTGTTGATGAACCTGTTAAGAGATATCGTGTACCACAAATCTCATTCGATAATGATTCTATTGTGGATTATGCTGGTACTATCGAAATCAATGGTTTCAGTCATGCTGCTAATAATACTTACCCAGTTAAAGATGGTAATATCGTTAAATGGGTACAACGTACAGATACAGATATCGTAGAACGTGTACGTCACTTAGAAGAAACAGCTCCACCTGATGCTGCTAAATTTAAGAAACTTCAAGATGATGTAGCTGCAGTTAAATTTACAGCTAATCAATACTCTAATCTTCCAGTATTACGTAGTGATATTGATGCTGCTACTCGTAGATTAGATGATTTGAATACATTAATCGGTACTACTAGTGATACTCTTACTGGTAAGATTACTGGTGTTAAAAATGCTGCTGATCTAGAGCTTAATAAGTTAAGTAATAAGATTACTATCTTAGAAGCTCGTGAAGATTATGGTACAAGAGTAAATACTCTTGAAGGTAAAGTTAATGAACTTAAAGCTTTAGGTGATCCTAACTCTAAAATCTTAGCTCTACAACAACGTATTGCTAACTTAGAGCAAGGTGAAGACTATAGTGTTTCTATCAATACTTTGAATGGTAGATTGAATAATTTATCCGATAGTACTGAAACTAAGTTTACTAATATGAATCAAGAGATTGGTTCTATTAAAACTTATAATAATGAGAATACTCAAATCCGTACTAGTATCTTAGGTCGTTTGGACACTATTGATTCTCTCAATATTGGTCCTACATTAACTGACCTTAAAGCTAGAACTCAATCTTTGGAAGGTATTCCTAACCTTACAACTAATATTGCTAATCTTGAGTCTACAACTAATACTTTGACTAATAGTTTCTCTCAACTTAATGCTAAAGTAACTGGTCTTCTTAATGCAGAAGATCCATTACCTCGTGTTAAAGCATTGGAAAACTATAATACTGGTAAAGAAAACTTACCTCAAGAACCTAGAGTTAACTTAGCAGGAGGTAGTGATAGAGTAATCCGTCCTGATAGAGTATATAACTTTATCTTGGATAGCCCTAATCCATCTTTCGCTATTGTAGGTTTAGATAAAGCTACCGCAGAAATTATCCTTATTTTGGATCCTCAAAATATTGGTACAAATGCTATCAATATCTTCATTACTAGAGCAGATGGCGTTCAAGTTAAAATTCCTAGACGTATCATTCCTAGTAAGAATAAAGAAGCTCAATTGGTTCGTCTTGTAACCTATGACCGTGGCGTAAACTGGTTCTACTCAGTAGCTGCTGGTATGATTGGTAAAGATCTTGCAACTGATAATACTATTTAATAAAGGGGTATCTTACACATGGCAACTTTAAAATATTTGGCTACTGAACGAGCTCATCTTGCTCAGGTGCCGATTTCGGAGGGTCAATTTACCTACACTACGGATACTAATGAGGTATTCTATGATGTAGCCCATGACATCCGTTTTAAAACTAATAAACTTAAGTTAGTAGATACTGATACTGAACGATATCGTTTATCTAATAATGATCAAGTAAGTACTGACATTATCTACTATATTAAAGAGTCTGAATTATTCTATGTTTGGACTGGTGCCTGGAAGAATGTTGTAGCCACTACTGAAATTACACGTTTTCTAGGTGACTATAAAAATGTAACTCCAACTACCTTAGTTAAAGGTGAAGAGCGATATGCTCCTATGACTATTGCTTCTCAAGTATACACTGATGATGGTGAAACTTTAGAAGCTAAAGTTAGACAAATCTCTCATATCGCTTCTGCATTTGATTCCATTGCAGTAACTAAAAAAGGTAAAACATTTGATATTCCAGTACCATTTGAAAGATACTTTGATCAACCTAATATGCTCTTAGTATTTATTGGTACTCTTCAAATCTATCCTAACCGTTACTCTATTGAAGGTAATCAAATTACATTCCAAGAAGAAGTCGAAGCTGGTCGTACAATCAACTTCTACTTCATCTATAATGCTCAAGCTCCTAAACTTGAGACTATGAACTATATTGATGGTGCATATCTCAATAAAGGTACTGTGCCTATCGATAGAATGCAAAAGTATAGCCATAGCTATACATCTAATGATACTACATCTGTAGCTTCTAGTGCAGCAGTTAAAAGTCTCTATGATAAGATGAATGCATTATTAGACCGTGGTGGTATTATTACTAGATGCGTTACTAAAGATGATAACGTTAATATGGATACTACTTTACCTAATGAGTATAAATTACTTGATGGTAATGTAATTAGTGTGCGTTTCCATGCTAATGTAGGTAATAATCCAACTCTTAGAGTTGATGGTAAAGCTATTCCAATCTTTGTTGGTTTTGAACCAGCTAAAGCTAATGAAATCCAAGCTGGTGATGAATTATACTTACAATATGATTATATCTCTGAACGCTTCTATGTAACTAATGGTTTACCATATCTAATCGATAGCACTACATACTCTTATGCAGTATTAGCTGATGGTGAAAATGTATTCAGATTTAATACACTTAACTATGATCCTGGGGTGGATAGATTAGAAGTATTCCATAACGGTGTACGACTCATCCAAGGTAAAAACTATAAATTCATTGCTGAATCTAAAAGTATCTCCCTTGTAGGTTATACTGCAGATAAAGGTGATGTAATTGAAATCGTAGTTTATAAAGTAGCTCGTTCTCGTGCAACTAATAACTCTCAAGTTACTATTACACGTCCAGACTTTGAGTCCTTAACTCGTTCTCTTGGTGAAACAATAGAAGACTTAAAGAGACGTTCCCAAGTAGCACAAGCTAAATCTTTAGATGTTATCTTCCCTAAATTTGGTCCTCGCCAAGAAGGGGATCCTGATAAACAAGATATCGGTGATTGTACAATCGTTGGTGTTGATAAGAAATACTGGTTTATTATTGACTGCTTTAATAATAGTATCGGCGATGGTGGTATAAACTCTATCAAAGCTACTATGCGAGAAAATAATATCACTAAGTTTGAATTCTTACTAATCACTCATTGGCATAAAGATCATTATGGTAATGCTACTAAATTGATGAACGAGAAATTAGTTGAGAAAGTATACGTACAAGATGTATCTAAATACCCTAATGGTATTCCTGGTACATTTGGTATGCCAGCTCAATCTCTCAAAGATATGTATAACTCTCATAAAACTGTAGCTGACAGAAATGGTATTAGAATGACTCCAGCTCCTACAGGGGAAGAAGATTTCCATGGAGCTACACTATTATTCCATAATAATAGTGAAGATGATATTAGACTCCATAATGCTGACTGGGTAGGTGGCGACTACAATAATACATGTATCGGCTTAACTGTATCTTATATTGGTCGTAACTTTGTAACTCAAGCAGACGGTGGTCTTGCTATGATGAATAGATTTGCTCCTACATTACCAGCTAATGTAGACTTGCTTAAATCTAACCATCATTCTATTACTAATATGCCTTGGTCTTTCAAGAAATTGAATCCAACTGATGCGGTAGTAACTGCAAACAGATATCAAATTACATCTGATGCATTAAGATTCAACTATCAAGCTAATCTATTTGATATGGGAGCTAATGTATATCTCTTAGGTAATCAATCTGAAGATATCCATATTACATATAAAGCAGATAATGATAGTGTATCTTATAATAATAAATTAACTAGAGCTTATCCTGATAATGTAGCATATCAACTTACTGAAGCTAACGGTCAAATCTTTGTAAATAAAGATTATACTGGTGATGTATTCACTGGTGATAAAGCAACTCCAGTTAAATATTTATCTGATGCTGTAAGATTAGCTCATATGGATTATATGAAAGAAATCGTTATTAATATCGCACCTGGTAACTATGTTGATGATGCTAGAAATTATAACTTCGTTAATCCTGGGTATAATATACCTCAAAGACTTCAATTCATTGGTCTTAAAGGTAAAGTACGTGTAATAAATGGCGGTACTGAACCTGTAGTATTACCTGCAATTTATATCAGTAACTCTGATCAAGTAGTATTTGAAAATATTACATTTGATATTGGTGCTTTAAGCGATCAATATATTAGAGATATTAGTGCATTCTCCAATATTGAAATTATTAATGCAACTGCCAAATTTATCAAATGTAGATTTATCAATATGAATAGTAAGTTAGCTGATAAGATCAATGCAAATAATGGATTTAGTTTCTTCCATATGGATGCATTCACTGCTAACGTACAATTAGAAAACTGTACTTATTCTGGTAAAGCTACACATGCGATTAGATCTGCTGAAGGATCTTGTGTAAATGTAACTGGAGCTAATAACGTAGTTGATGCAAATATTCCTACTGTATACTATGCTACAGATGGTGATATCTATGTAAATGGTACAGTTAATAAGAATACAGCTAATGAAACTGGTGGTGGTGGTACAGTTAGATTCCAAGAAGTTGGAACTAATGTATGGCAAACTGGTACTACTAGAGGTCAAATCATTGGTACACGTTTATCTCAAAGATATGGTGGTCCTCAATATTATATCTCTGATGGTAGAGGTGGTTATGATTCTGTGGATCATTTCAATATCCATGGTAATACTAACATGACTCCTAGCTTCACTGGTCAATTTGGTTATGATCCAAGAAGCAAAAAAGTTAAATTTGCTGTTGGTAATTCCAGTATCAATGACTGGGTTGAATTCGCTAACTCTGATGCATTAGAAGCTGCTAAGACTAGCTTAACTAGCTTAGTAAATACTACTAAAGATACATTGACTCAGACTGTTAATAATATTAAACAACAAGTAGCCAATACTATAAATTCCGATTTAGTCAGATATATAGAATTGCAATCCGGATATAGAATGTGGACTAATGGTGCAACTTTCGCTAAAGGTGAAAAATTCATCTATCAAGGTAAAGCATATCAAGTTGTATCTAATAATGCAGTTACTGTGAATGATAATAATGCTCGTACATTAAGTAGTAATAGTAATATTATCGGTGCAGTTATTAACTTGGAAGGTAATTCAGTAGTACAATACTTTGATAGAGATGATGCTCATTTAGTTGGTGAATTAGTTTTACTTCCATATAAAGCTAATGGCTATGTAGTAGCTGATGGTGCAGAAGTTGCAAAATCCAGATACCCTAGACTTTATGACTTTGCAGAAAATAATGGTCTATGGACAACTGATACAAATAAACGTGGTCTATTTAGAAAATCTGGTTCTGATAAATTCTTCTTACCAGATTATAGATACGTATATTTAAAGGCTGATGTAGATGCTGGTGATATTGGTAAATTCACTTCTTCTAGTGCTCCTAGAATTACTGGCGAAATGGCAATCCGCACTGATGGGGTACTTGGTATTGAATATGCATCTGGTGCATTTGTTAAAGATACAGAACTAACAGATGGTAGCGCACAAACACTAAATCTTAGAAGAAATTATGGTAAAAAATTAAAATTTGATGCATCTAGATCTTCTAGTGTATACACTGGAGGAAATAGTATTCATCCAGATCATATTAATTTATATCCATTAATTAAATACTAAAAAATTATCCCCCATAGGAGTTTAACTCCTATGGGGATATTTTTACAAAAAAAATAAAGGAGGGAGATAAATTCTCCCTCCTACCAGTATTATACAAATAATACTGGATTTAGATCATCATACTTCTTAGTACTAGGATTGTACATAAGATCAGTAGTCGTATATGGAAGACTAGCATCTTTATTCAAAGTGTTATCGCTAAAGGTAAATAGCTCTACACTAATTTTATTAGCAGCTCGAACATGTTCATCGATGAATGTTTTCATTGCTAATAAAGCAGCTTTAGAAGACTTAAATAACCCTAAGTCGATAACATCTTGACCTTGATAGTCTACTCTTGCACATACGCTAAAAATTTTCATATACTTTTCCTCCTTAAAATAAATATAAGATATATGAATCACCTTAATAATATATAACCCAGAAGAAGTTTAAACTTCTTCTGGGAATATTTTATATCATCTCAGTTAAACTTAATGGAGTATATCTATTTTCATCTCTTGATCTCATAAGTATAGACATAAAATCTCTAGCATCTGATTCACTTATATACTTTTGATAATATACGCAATTTGAAGACTGATTATATCCAGGCTCATTCATTATATTAAATACATTGAATAAGAATAAATCAGTATTATCTAATAAAGTATCTTTAATAGATGGATCTGTAGATAGTATCATGAAATTATATGGATACTGATCAGTAAATTTAGAATTCTGTTTAATATTAAGCATATTATTTACTGTAAAATTCAATGATGGTTTATCAGTTCCAGGATACTTACTAATATTACCAAATTGACCTGTTTTTAAATTACAAATCAATGTACGAGATTTAGCTTTACCATCAACGAGAATATCTGACTTAATAGTTCTTATATTATAATATAGATTATAGGTATTCTCGTCCACTTCTGGAGTTATCAATAAAGTATGAAGAATATCATTACCGAATATAACTTTAACACTAGGAACTACTCCAGCTTTAAATTTATTATAATCAACTGCAATAATATCGCCATCAGTTATAGTAGTCTTCTCAGATGCAACTGCAGTTGCATAATCAGTACTACTTATATTTTTAATAACTGGAGCAATGATATAGAACTTAGCTAATTCAATTTTAGCTCCTGTGGTATCATGAGCAATGATATTAAACTGATAAGTTAATAATGCTGGATCAGATGATGCATTTTTTTTACTTGTAGGATTCATCACCACATAGAATTTATCAAATCTATTTGAGTTTCCAGTTAATACAGACTTATCTCTAACTGTATCTCTACCAGTTCTAAATAAATAATCTATATTACTTTCATTATACTTAGTAACTGGAGCTATGAATGTATTACATGTAGCGTCACTAGGATTTTGATATACAAGTGTAGTGAAGTTCCAATTACTTAACTCATTAATATCACAACCAGATATTTCAATAGTATTATAAGAACCACTAGCTAATGGATCAATTGTATCAGTGCCAAGTTTGATTTTATTTATATGGCTACTATGACCAGTTATAATTTCATTAGTAGTAAGATGACTATTAGCCGAATTAATTAACATTCTCTTTATCATTGCATCAGTATATTTGCCTAAGAATTGAATATCTCCATGCATATTAAGTACTATCGGACCACTAAATAAAGAATCAATTGCATAATTATAGATATCAGCCATTAATACTGTTAATTTACCAGTATAATCTAGACTCGATGGTGAATATAATAATGCACTTACTGGTACTTCATAGGTCATTTCTATATCACTATCACTAAATTTAATTAAACTTAAATAATCAATTTTCTTTGATTTATCAGAATAGTCATCTAACTTAACTACTGTACCGTTACTAAACATATCAGCAAAGTTATAATCATCCATATTAGTATTATGGTTAATCTTAACTACTCCACCGACACTTCGGTCGATATTTTCTATTTTTTTAGAATTCTCTGGAGATATATATCCATTAGAATCTAATGCGTCTAATATGGTTCGTATTCCTCTAGATGGAACTTCATCTAAAGTAAGTAATGCTTTATAAGTCTTATTACCAATGACTACAGTCTTCTTAGATGCATTAGCATGAGATAAGTTTTCAGTCAATGGATAGTAAGCATCCCCAATACCAGCTACTTTAATATGACGTCCTAAGTTATTTACATCACTTAGAGAACTATAAAGAGGGATTGCTTGACGATTACCATCTCTATCATAAACTGCTAATACTTTATTAAGCTTAGGCATTTTCAATCCGCTCCTTAGAACCATCTGGATATACTAAGAATCCATCATTATCAAATTTAGGAATCTTACCAGCTGCATTACCAACATCAGTTGCTTTAATATATTGACTAGAATCTAATCCGCCTAAAGTTAATGCATTAGTTGGTGCCGGAATAGTGATATCAGTTTTACCATCAAAGTGAATACCATTAATATTACAATTAATTTCTCCACCACTACCGCCACCAGCTATAGTGATATTATCAGATAAATTATATTTAGTGCCATTAATAGTAATCTTATTATTAACACTAAATACAGACCTTAATTTATCTACATCATGCCCAAATGCAGATATTGGATTATTAGTTACATTTAGTGTATTAGGGGATGCTGAAGCTAGAGTTTTAAATGCAACAGGGATTGCATATGCATGTTTACATATTACAACTACATTATCAGAAAATCCAGTTAGATCTACTAAAAATAAATTATTTGCAGAATAGTTGAATACTTTATTACCTTCAGTACCTTTATTACAAAACCATGGATAGCTACTGTTCTTACCTATAAATTTATTATTATCTAAATCTAAGATAAAAACGCCCTCTGCTGGAGTAGATACCATTAGCCCCTTATCCTTATTATATTTAAAATTTGGTTTAAATACATTAAGCTCAGTATTTGAGTTATATATGCTTAAATTAACTGCATCGCCATATAATAGGAGGTTATTTATATTTACTTCATATTGAATTACGCTTTTAGATAAGGAATTATATTTACTACTAGTTGCTGCACTAATTTTTATCTTACTAAAATCGTCTTTATCACAGATTACACCTACTCTAACTATAAAATTTTTATTAAATACGAATGCATTATACGAATTTAAATTAAATAATGCAATATTAGTAATGCCAGATGATCTAGAAGCAGTAATTAGTAATGAATTAGCATTTGAAAATGCTGATAAATCAGCTGCACGTTTCATTCGTATATCAGTTATATTTAATGATTTATCTAATATTATTATAGTATTATCATCTTCTACAATAAATGTAGCATTAGAAGTTAATGCACTAGTATATTCAATAATAAGATGATCATTAGTAGTATTAGACATTGATAGGTATTTATTAAATTCAATAAGTCTATCATTACTAGAATCAGTTTTCAAAATAAAATCACTAGCTGGATGACCATCTAGTGTCTTAGCATTAATATCTCCAGTTGGTGTTACAGGAGTGCCACCTCCACCAGTGCCACCACCAGCTGCTTGAATTTTTTGATTAATATATGTATCTAAACCAGTAATGTTTGCCGGTGTATGAGTATGACCTTCAACGGATAATACTTTACCACCAGCTACTACACTACCATTAACGTTTAAGTTATCTCTAACGGCTGTGTCTCTAAGTTTTGCCATAGTTTAATCCTCCTTTTATGATTATCTAAATGTTAAAATAACCCCATAGGAGATAAAACTCCTATGGGGTAATAGTTTATTTCTTTTTCTTTGGTATAAGAATAGTTAAAAGGATTCTTATAGCCTTCAAAATATAGATTGGTTTAAAGAGTGCTTTAATAACTCTAAAAACTTTCATTGTCATAGATCGTCTCTTGACGATAGTTCTAGTAGTACTCATACTAATTCTCCTTTTACATATTAAATTTTCTACGGTTTAACCCAAAACCATATTTACATGTTTTAGAAACCGGCATAGGAGAAATTTCGTACTATACGTTCTTTGTCATTAGTGTAATCTTTATAGACATCATTGAACACTTTAGACTCAATATGTCTCATTGCACATTGCTGTCTCATTTTATTCTGTAAGTTATTCTTATAAAATTTACTTACAGCTGGACATTCAAAGCAATGATAACATTTACAGCCATCATCTTCAGAGATACTACACATTGGAGTTTGACTATACTCTTTAGAGAATGATTCGATTACCTCTGGATATAATCCAGTGAATACATCACCAATCTTAACTGTTTGGTTTTCATAGAATGCATCATCAGAGAAATATCCGCATGGATATAATGAACCATCTATACCAACATGAAGGAAATGACCTAGATGTCGACAACTAATAGCACGAAGTTTATCTTTAACCCCAGCATATTTAGTATACAACATTGTGTCGACATTTGCAACTAGTTTATCATCATTTTCTTCTCTAGCATTCTCTTCAAAGATATAATAGAGTTGCTCTTCAAATTTCTTTAAGAAATCTGGATCTTTATAATAATCACAGTCTGATAAAGGGTAATACTCCCACTTATAGCAACCGTTATCTAATGCAAACTTATATGCATCATATAGATTATCAATAGTGTCAGGTGTGCATGCAGTACGAACTAGAACTTTATCATGGTAATCTGATCTTCCTAAATCAATAATAGCTTTATTGAAATAATCATCATTGAAAACTCCAATATTCTTTGGCTTTCTTGATTTTGATGCACTATATATACCATCCCAGGATATCTTACAACCCCATGGATCTAAAATATGGTCATTCCAAAGGTCTATCAGACCACCTATATTGCTACCATTAGAAATCGTCGTCATATTGATGGTTGTCTCTTTATAACGCTCTAATTTCTTAAACTTCTTATAGTCTTGTCTAATCTTATCACAATGAAGACTAGACTCACCACCAGTAACTTTGACTTCAAAGTCATCAGCTAATGGTAAAGTTATAAGTAACTTAATTAATTCATCAAAGTATGTAAAGCCTCTAGTACGTTCTTTAACATCGTGCTTTTGGAAACAATAAACACAATCTAAGTTACAATACTCAGAGACTTTATATACTAATGCATCAAATCTTTCAAACATTTGATGACTCCTTATATAATTTATCATAAACTGCTAATTCAGCATGTCTAAGTTTACATTGCTGATACAATCTATTCTCACTATTAGGAATAGATCTAAATGAACAGCATTCTTCACATAGCTGATTATCACAGGTTACACAATCTAGTTTAGATCTATCTATAATGAATTCCTCTTGGAATTTGTTATACAGATCAGGTAGATTCTTGTAATCAGATAAGTCAATAGTAGTCTCATCAATGACATCACCACCAAAAGATAATGGACACATGGTAAGTCTACCATATAAATCAATAGCTAAAGATGAACCGTATTCGCATAAGCGTCTAGGAGTCTTAAGCTCTTTATACTTATTGATATTATAGATCTTAAAATCAGATCCATCGAAATAGTCTAGAGTCTTTTCTAATTGACCAATAAAGGTATCAATATAGTCTTGATCTCTATATATATCATAGTTATTCACTGTATAGTATTCAATATTCTTGAATCCAAGTTCATGGATGAACTTAAATGTATCAAACATATTTTGAATATTCTTATGCAATGCATAACGGATAATGATCTTATCACTATATCTAGAATCGGCTAAGATTTCTAGTTGTTTAGTGATATCTGTATCTATATTTGGTTTAAATACTCTAGTAGAGTCTTTGCCATCATAAGAGATACTAATCATAGTCTTATTAGATCCAATGTAGTCAAATATATCAATTATATTCTTTGCATTAGATCCATTAGAGTATAGTCTATACAATATCTCAGTATCAGAGAACCTATTAATCTTATTTAGTTTCTTCACTGAGTTATAAATATACTCTACTGTCTCATCTAAGAATAACTCACCAGTGGTTAGACCAATAGTGAGTTTATCTGCTAATTTGACGTTTCGTAATAACTCATATAAGTCATCCCAACGATCAAACTTCTGTGGCTCATTAGTATTTCCTCTGAGATAGCAATAAGCGCAAGCCATATTGCAGACTTGCGCCACGTCTAATTCCAGAGTAGATAAAGTAAAGTCTTCAATAGACTTTATATTAATCTTCTGACAATTGTACATATGCTTCGTTCAATCCATTCTTATAGATATTATAGTACCATGCTCTAAATGCCATTAGAGAGATATCATTATTTTCAAACCAATCATCCATATGCTTAGTCAAACGGTTGAAAGATAGAGTTGTTTCCAAATTGGAAACTTCTAGACCTTCATAGTTTGGTTTTAAGATAAATTCTTTATCTTGTGGGTTAAGATTGATTTCTCTTTCACCAGCACGGTTAAAGAATTCTGTAGATAATCTTACATATCTACGTAAGATAGCACAGAAGTTTGGAGCCATAACTTTATCATAGATAATAAGAGTACGATATAGTTTTTCCGGATGAAGTAAAGCTAATTCAATCCAGTCTAATACATCATTATACTTTTGAATAGCATCTACCCATTTACGAGCAGCTACAGCTAATTCAAATTTTTTATCCAAGATACCAAGTTCATTAATAGATGTACCTTTAAAGTCACCATTCTCGAACTCTTCTGGAATCTCTAATTGTTGAACTGCTTTATAGATAAGTTTATCATTATCTACAAATTTGAATGCATTAGTTAGAGAATGGTCTAAGATTTCAATAAAGCAATATTTAAGAATATTGATATCATTTACAATATCTTTGAAAGTCTCATATAGAGTTTTCAATAGATCGATTACTTTAATCAAATAAGTACCATCTCTTGGAGCATCATACATAGCATAACGTTCAACTTTAGAGTTGATATATTTAAGATGAATATAATCAGAGAACTTATTGCGTACTTCAATTGGTGTAGCCTCATAAGTTTCCACATATGTCTTTTGGAATTGTGGGAATGTATAGTCATCATAAGAGCAATTGATTAGATATGATAAAAGATACATTGTAGTCTCAGCATCATATTTATGACGTTCATCATAGTATCCTAATAGTTCATTCTTATCAGATTGCATTAAAGTAACGTGTAATTGTAATGCATATTCTGGACACTTCTCATTGACTAACTCAGTTAACGTATTAACGTAGTAGTCATAGATTTCTTTGTCAGCCTTTGCATTAGTATCAAACATAACTACATCAAGTAATGTACTTAGTTTGGAGAAACGGTCAGTGATGATTTCAGTTAATTCATTAAACTTAGGTTCATCTTTTAATACTTCATATATTCGTTCAGGAACGTAGTTAAGCATTAGTATTCCACCTCCGAATGATATTCAGCTTGATATGCTTTATATCGTTGAATGATTTTATATAAACGTTCAGTCTCTTCTTCATTTAAAGAGTCTAACCATTCTTTGATTGTGTCGTAGTATACGTGCATCATGATACAAGTAGATTCAAGGAAGTTATATTCCCATTCATCACCAAATTCTAAGTAACGTTCATAACGGCAACCACCGTCACACATACAACGGCATTTGCAATCATCACACTTAGGATTCTTACATGGTTTTTGAAGTAATTCATCACCGAACTTCTTATCTTCTTGAGATAATGCCGTACAATAAGATTCCCACCCACTTGGAGTGATAACTTTATATTTACCAGCATCACAAGAACCAAAGTATCTATCATTTTGCATAACTGCAATGATTCTATTAAGATGATCCATATACATCTTATCTAATGTAAAGGTCTTCTTATATTGCTCTTTAAATACTTCAAGGAAGTTATCAGTATATAGAGATCTATGAGCTACTACGAACTCACCAGATACACCATATTTCTTGAATTCCATAAATTGTTTATGGATCTCTTCCATAAGATGAATGTTTTCGTTACCAATAACACATTTGATATCGAATTTTAATCCACGTTCAATAGCATACCAGATATTTTGATATACATTAGAAGCGATAGATTTACCACATGTATCAACACGATTCTTATCTGCAAAACCATCCCATGATAATTGAATCTCATTCATAGGATATTTCTCATTAAGATCGATAAATTCTTTAAAGTTAACTACAGTAGAAGTTACTATTTGGAATTTAAGTTTTCCATAGTATTTCTCCATAGTCTTTTCGATAAGATCAAGACAAAGAAGAGGTTCGCCTCCGAAGAATAAAATCCTCGAAGGCTTTTCTGTTTGTATAATTTGATCTATCTGTTCAAAAGTCATTGTTGCAGGGTTATCTCGCCCTTTGATGTAGCAATACTCACATCGGTTAGGACAAGCCTCTGTAAGCATTAGATATATTTCTTTATACATTATTCCTCATTAGCAGCTGCCATGGCTGCACGTTCTTCTTCAGTTAAACTATTCAATTCATCTTCATTAACTTCAAAGTTTGAAGGTAATGGTGGAATTGCAGGGATAGTAGGACTAGTAGTTTCAGTAGCAGGTGCTTCTGTATTAGCTACAGTAGCAGGTGCTTCTGTATTAGCTACAGTAGCAGGTGTTTCTGTAGTGCTAGGAGTTGTAGTAGGAGTAGTTGTATTAGATCCAGCAAGACGTTCTTCTTCATGCTCAATCAATTCTTCAGGACTCATAACTACATGGCTACCCTCTTGGTTATTAAATTCAGCTAATCTTTCTAAATCAGCTGCATTTACACTAAATCCTTCTGGTAACGCAACATCAATTACTTTAGGTTTAACTTCTGGAGTACCAATAGCTTCACCTATATTAGAATTGAATGTACCAGGAGTTGGTGTAATATGTAATTCAGGATGAGATACTGCATCATAATTTGTATTGATTACAGTTGTAGCTTCTTCTTCAGATAAGCCTTCAACTACCATCTTTTCACACTTGATTAGCATCTCAGTATTACCGGCTAAGTCTTTAAGTTTATCGATATTATTTTGATACCAAGTATCTACATAAGTCTTAAACTTAGTCATAACTAGTTTGTTTGCATAATCATCATATAGGGTAAAGTCTAAATCATCTGCACTAATGAAGTTTCTATCTGATGGTAAGATATTATCAAAATTCATATGGAATATTGGGAATAAGTTTTGAATCAAATAGAATCGTCTCATGGAAATGATAAACCCAGTAATGTTATTCTTATTATAGTAACGCAAGGAATCAAAGAATGCTTCTTTATCATCCAATGCTTTATCAAGATATTTAAACTGTTTATATACCCAGTAGAAGAACTTAGGATAGTTATTCAAATCAAAGTATGCTTCATATAGACGTTCAAACGTCCAGATAACGCCAATTGATCTTTCTTTATTATCAAAGTCCATAGTGGATACATCAGCTAATGCTTCAAGTTTCTTTAAAGTTTCAACACGTTTCTCTACAGTCAATCTAGGAAGAATATACTGTAAAGCTGCGCATCTAACTTCAAGACGTAAGTTACTTAAAGTATCTTTAGAATTGATATAGGATTGAATTTGAGCATATACTCGTCCCATATACTTTTCATATTCATCAAAGATGTCTACATTACCAGAAGTGGAAATACGTAGACAATATCTGATGCTAGAGTAGTTGAAGTATGCTAGATGGATATATTTAGGCAAAGCCGCTCTAACATCTTCAGTTACTTCTGTATACATATTACAGAAGAGTGCTACAAGAAGTTCATATTCAAGAGCACTGGATATTTTATATGAGATTGCTTTATCTAAGAGAATGAATCTATCACGTAGATTCTTTACGTTGTTAAGCAATTCGGCAATTACATCATACGATTGAGTCTTGCTGTAGACCAAGATATTATAAAGAGACATATCAGTCTCTTTTAACTTGGTCTCTAATTCAGCAATTAGTTTAGCATACTCTTCAGAATGACTGAAGTCATAGTATGATTGTAAGTCAGATTGGATAGTACTTGGATCGTACATCTTCTTAGCTAGTGCATCGATTTTATTGGTAATACCAACAGATTTAGCAAACTCATACACTTCGTCTAATAAGAAGATTTTCATTACGACCAACCTCCACAGTTTTGATTATGGCAAGTATTGTATTGGCAAGATTGACAGCCTAATTGGCATGCTGCTTGACAAGCTACTTGGCAAGAAAGGATACAATAACCAGACCCATCGAAATATTTATTCCAGTTGCGGTTCAAGTAGTCATTGATCTTATTATAGTTATCCATGATTTGCATGAATCGATTATGAGAAAGTACTTCATTTTCAGTAAACTTAGGTAAGTCTCTAACACCTTGGATTTGGTCAGCAAATAAAGTACTAGCATAGCTATAAGTATCCCAGTTAGCTTTGATGATTTTATTAAATTGAGCTAATGTCAATTTTTCACCACTATCTGTAGTATTGAAGATACTTAAGTCATTCTTAAATGCAGCCTCACTAATATCTTGACCTTTCATTTCATAATATCGGTCAGGATACATTTGAGGATTGTTACGAACTTTAACAATATCTTTTAGCTCGGAAGCTTGATATTTTAAACGAGTGGCTAGATAGTTAACTTGATTGACAAATTCACCATCTAACTTATTCTCTTTATAAGATTCACTGATCGCCGGATCAGCGTATTTATATTTACCACGATTTGGCATTTGTTTCCTCCAATGTTTAAATTACTTATCTTCTTCAGCTAGGCTATCTAAGATAGCAGAAGACATAGATAATTGGAAAGTAAAGTAGTCGTTAAAGCTAGGAATTACATTGCCTTTACAATCTAGATTATTATACAATTCTAAGAATCGATCTAATTTCATCTTGAAGTCTAAGGAAGTAATATCAGCATTCTTAACTTCATCGTCAAAGTATTTCTTGATCTTTAAGTTCTCAATAAGTACGTTTAACTTACGAGATCTAATATTTTCAGCAGTTAATAATTTATCTCTAAATTTAAGAGCTGCTGGTACCAAGATTCGTTGGATCTTACAGTAAGATGTAGTTGGAGTATAGAAGTCATTGTTTTCAGTTAAGTTTTGGAATGGACAACCAGACTTGCAGATAATCTTAGCCGCACAGTCTTTGCATTCTTCCATTTCAAACTTAGCTTGTTTAGCTTCATCAGAAACTTTAGTTTCATCTACACCAGTTTTCATATTACCAATCTTCATTTCTTTTAAGAATTCAAGATCAGTAGTTGGGAAGTTATGACAAGGATATACATCCATATTCCAGTCAACACATACCCAGTATTTATTACCAATATGACACATCTTTGTATCAGATACTTCTGGTTCCATTGCTGTACCAATGATATCATCAATATGCTTAATATTGATATTACGATTATTGTCAGTATCATTTAAGATATCTACATAGAGTTCGAGCATCTTATTATAGTTATCTTCATAATCTTTCAATGCTTCATCAGACCAATCTAAGTCAGATGCAGCAATTGGACAAATATTATTGATACCAAGATCGAGTAGCATCTTAACGCTCTCATACATATATTTTGCACTCTCAGGAGTTACAGTCATACGAGCTTCGATAAGATGAGTTAACCCACGATCTACCATCTTTTTAATATTTTTAACTACAGTATCAAATGAACCATTACCAGCATGATCTTTACGATGCATATCATGCATTTCCTTAATACCATCAATAGATACTAAGACAAATACATCATTATCATCAATATAATCAAGCATCTCATCTGTCATTTGCATCATATTAGTTGTAATACCAACTTGAGCATTATAATGCTTTTCGTTGATATGATCAAGAATAGCTTTAACAACTTTCCAATTTACCATTGGCTCGCCACCAAATAGATTATAAGTAAATCTTTGGTTAGGCATATTTAAATTCTTATTATAAGTACGATCAACGATCTCAATAGCTGTATCGACATCCATGTCTTTATCACCTTTGGATCGTTCAAAACAGTAATCACAAGCAAGGTTACAACGATTAGTAATAATCATTGTAACCGAGTTTAGATTCCCATATATTTCTTCAAATTGTTTCATTACGTTTTCCTCTTAAAATTCTAACTTTAAAATACATATACTAATATGTATTTAAGCCCCTAAAAAACTATCTTAGAGCAGCACCAGTCATTTGCCAGCCATCATTTGTATATACATATAACATACGTTGAGCTGTATGATAGAAGAACTCTTTGTTGTTTTGAGGGTTAGATGGATAATCATTTGCAATAGTCAAACGAATACCATTTACACGAATTGCACTATCTGCATTTACTGCATGTGTAGCTTCATCGGCTGTCTTAGCATGACCTGCTTCATCAGCATATCCAGCACGTTCAGCACGTAAAGCTTTATTAGATGTATCAGAATAAGACAATGCAGATGGTTGGTCTCTTAAGTCATTATAAGAACCACTTGTAGCTACCGCTGCTAATCCAGTACGGAAAGTTTCGAAAGTGGATTTATCTAACTTAGAGTTCAATAGTGTAGATAAAGATGTATCAGTACCACTGATCATATTTTTAATTGGACCAAGAGCCTTAGCCAATTCAGAATCTGTATAAGATTTAGCATCATCTAATGCTTTATTCCATTTAGTACGTTCAGCCGCAGAGATATGGCGGTCTCCGTCATTAACGTGAGATGTTAAGTCTACTGCCAGAGCTTTAGCATTAAGTAAGTCAACAAGACTCGGTGCAAGCTCGGCTATGGTAATTTTATTTTCTTCATTAAAAGTTCCCATTATGAACCTCCTTGTAAAGTATTATTTGAATTATCCTAATGTTCTGGATAGGCGAAAATATGCTTATATACCAGCCACATTCTATTAAATAAAGGAGGTACTAGTAATGGCAAAACGTGTTGCTAAACAGATTACCAATCCGAAAGATATTGAATTTCTTTTAGGTATTACCGAAGAGCAAGGAACTAAGTTATCCTTTATTATGGAGACATTTGGTGAATTCAACGGTAAGGTAAGATTTAATACATATGATACTTTCACTGTACCAAAAGGAGTCTATGGTAAAGAAGGTAAAAAGAATAAAGAATCCTTCGTGACCACTGTTGGTATTTGGATATTCAATAAAGTATTCATTGAAAGAGAACTATTTGATTTATATGGATATATAAATGAGCCAATCAATAAAAAGATGATTGGTAAGATTACTGATAAGATCGGTTATGCTGTACTTGAAGAAAAAGTACCATTAGATGCATTGAAGAACTTCATCATGAAAGCTCAGAAGTTCATGCCATATGTATCGGTATTAGCTAATGGTTATTCTATGAAGCTCTTAACTATTGCTAAAGTTATCAATAAGGCTAAAGCTGACTTAGTTAAGAAATATCGTGATAGATTGGATGCTAAAGATCCTGATGCTGTAATTGCTATCCAAGATGAGTTACTTAAACTAGCTAAGGAAACTCTTAAAGATGATATCGCTATCGATACATATAACTCTGGTGCTCGTGGTAGCTTTAACAATGACTTCAAAAACATGTTTATCATGAAGGGTATTACTAAAAACCCTGATCCAACTAAGGGTTATAATATCATCATGTCTAACTACATTGAAGGTATTGCTAAAGAAGAGTATGCTGACTTCGCTAACTCGCTAGCTGAAGGTCCTTATTCTCGTTCTAATAAAACAGAAGTTGGTGGTTATTGGGAGAAACTTATGTTGCCAGCATTCCAACATGTTAAGATCGGTAAGAAAGGATCTGACTGTGGTACTAAACGTACTATCACTGTAACTCTAGATGATAAGAATATTAAAGAGTATATGTACTGTAATATCAAAGAAGGTAATAAGCTAGTTGAGCTTAATACCGACAACCAATCTAAGTATATTGGTAAGACAGTACAAATTAGATTTGCTTCTTTATGTGAATCTAAAGACGGTATTATCTGTAATGCATGTGCTGGTAATCTATTCCATAAGTTAGGTATTACTAACGTTGGTGCGGCTATGCCTCAGATTGCAGCTAAACTTAAATTGGTTGCCATGAAGGCATTCCATGATTCGCAAGTTGTTATGACTAAGATGGACCCAGATAAAGCGTTTGGGTTTGATAAATAATACCATAATAACAATTCATTAGTATTAATAGCCTATACCCTGTCTATCGGGTATAGGCGTTATTTTTCCAAGGGGTGAGTATTAAATGATTATTTATTCTAAGAACCTTTTAAAGAACTTTAAACTGTTACGTGAGAACGATATTCAAAGACGACAAGTGTTGGTCGTATTAGATATCGATCAAAAAACTTATCAACGCTTATATTCAATTCTTCATAAACGTGAAGTAATTGAAGGTAAGTATACTAGCAGCAAGAACTGGATCAAACTATTCAATGATGGTCTCAATATCTTCCGCATCATGAGTAAGTATCCAGAGATTACATCTTATAGTACTTTAGAGCTATACTTCCGTAATCAATTCGTTTCATTGGAATTGAATGAAACTGTTGATAAATCTAATACTAGATTTATTGAATGGCTTACTGATGAATACGTTAATAAACGTCGTAAGCTAAAAGATATCGCAAATGAATATGGATATAATCATAAGGCTTTACGTTCTGCTTGTGAGAAATTTGATATTAAACGCTCTACTATTGAGAACCGTAAGATTAGCAATCGTGAAGTACCTTATACAGTTATCTCTAAACATGCTTGCAACTTCTTAAAGAATCCAGAAGAAGTTGAATTACTTAATAAAGCATTAGCTATCTTAACTGAAACTAATAATCCTACAGATGTTTATACTAAATTGAATGTATCTCCTAGATATGCTAAACGTCTGTATAGTGATTATAATATCCTTAAAGCTGATCAAATTCCTTTCACTAAGATCATGCGTCTTATCAATGAAGGTCGTTTGACTTTAAGAGAAATCAATCTACGATTGAAACTTCCTAGAAAAGTTCAATTCTATATCAATCATAATATCTTCGCATCTTTACTTATTGGTAAATCTGTAGAAGATCTTACATTAGAAGAGAACCGTAAATGTATTTATCCTACAATGTGTGGAGATAATACATATATTACTCGAGCTAAAGGTCGAGCTAATATCCAAGCAGTAATCAATGCATTATCTGCAGTAGATCCAGACTTCCTTGAGGACTTAAATAAGATTAAAGTTATCATTGAGCATAATGGTAATACAGAAGCTATTCTATCTAAACTTGGTTGTACTGAAGATGAATTAAAATCTCTTATGACTAAATATTATATAGATGAATATATGAAAGGAGGAAACAATTAATGGCAACCATTAATGAACAAGTCTTGAAACTCTATGAAGATGGAGTTCTATTAGCTGATATCCATGAATCTCTTAAACTTCCAGTTAAGAGTATTGTGGATATTATCTTTAATGCTAGAAGTAAAACTACCACTAGTCCTAATATGTTGAATAAGAAGACTAATTGGTATATCTACTTCTGTGAATTTATGTATGAAAACAAATCACTCAAAGATATTGTAGTTGGTCGTACTCTTACAATTGATGAGTGTATTGAAATGATTGGTAATGTACTTAAACTAGATACAGTACCAAAATCTACTCGTGAAGATGCTTTAGATAAGATTGCTAAGGAGATCGGCGAAACTTCTAGTGATCTTGCAAAACGTTTAGGTGTACCGTATAGCAAAACATTTGCTACTGCTATTAAGAAACTCTGGAGATAAATGATATGGAACTGAATATAAGAACTACACAACCAATTGACACTGAGTATGAATTCCAAACTCGGTTAGAAATATTGGATCTTGATAAAGAACGTGAACGTGGTATTGTGTATGGTCGGGATTTCTTTATTAGAGACTCCCAGGCTATTAAGAAAGATATCAAATCAGATGCATCTATCTTCTCTAGTAAGTATGGTGCATCTATCTTAGACCAAGATGCATTTAAAGATCGTTATAGATGTAAATGTGGTCATCTCAGAGGGGCATTATATAACGGCGAAGAATGTCCTACATGTCATGAGAAAGTTAAATATGTAGATGATGACTTTGGTATCTTTGGCTGGATTGTATTGAGTGATAAATATCATGTAATCCATCCAAACTTATTTGAAGTTCTCAAAAGCTTCATTGGTTCTAAGAAGCTTAATGCTATTATCAAATATGATAAAGAAGCTAATGAAGATGGTTTTGTTGAAGACAATAAACCTGTAAAAGAAGATCAACCTTTCGTAGGTATTGGTATGATGGAGTTTGCTGAACGTCTTGATGAAATCTTAGCATTCTATCATAATAAGACTAAGAGCAATCCTAAGAAGGTTGACTTATATAACCACTTAATGAAGAATCGTGAGAAGATCTTAACTCATAGTATTCCGGTATATACATTATTCTTACGTATGGTTAATGTAGTTGGTGATCAATTTACATTCACTAAGAATAATAAGTGGTATAATAACATCGCTCGTAACGTATGCTTCGTTAATGATGAATCTATGGAAGTATATCGTAGAGTAAAAACTAAGAATGACATCTTATATGATATCCAAATGAGTATGGAAGAAGTCTATAAGGTTATTCTTAATGACATGCGTGGTAAGAAAGGTGCGATTCGTTCTGTAATGGCTGGTCGTTATAACTTTACTGCACGTGATGTAATTAAACCAGATGAAACTTTACGTATCGATGAGATTAGATTACCTTATGTAGCTTTAGTTATTCTCTTAGAGCAAACTATTATCAACTTCTTAGTTAAGTCTCTAAGTCTAACTTATACAGAAGCATATAAACGTTGGTTCAAATCTCAAATCGTTAAAGATCCATTCATCTTAAATATTATCAAGAATATCATTAACTCTAAAGAACGTGGTATTGCATTCATTATCAATCGTAACCCATCTATTAACCATGGGTCATTGCTACAAATGTATTGTGTGGATGTTAATGAAGATGACTTTACAATGTCTGTACCATTACAAATCCTTAAGATGTTAGGTGCAGACTTTGATGGTGACTGTATGAATATCATGTATATCATCAATAAAGAATTCGAACGTAGAGCTTCTAAAGTTCTAAATCCTCGAAATGCTATGATGATATCTCGTAATGATGGTAAGTTCAACTCTGCAGTTAACCACTTCAAAGATACATACGTAAATCTAAACAGTCTAATCTATGTTGGTCGTGATGCATATAGTGAAGCTGAGTTAGATAATATCCGTAAATTACAAGCTTTGAAATAGTATTGTCCTCTGGTTATATATTATAACCACGAAGGAGGATGATATAGTATGATCACATGTAGTCAACGGTGGAACTTCATATTTGATAGACCACCAAATGGTATCAGGGCTAACAAGTCAGCCCAACTACTCATAAATACGGTGAATGGAATGATACGACCATTCACCGTATTAGATTCATCCATTGATGAGGATGAACAAATAACGTATCGATTGATTCCAGATGAAGGGTATCAAGATGACCCTGAACTGGAATCAGAACTTATGATAGAGAATATAAATGGTTCTCTGACTAAGTTCTGTATAATAGTAGAGGAGGTGAACAGTTAATGGACCGCTCTACTATTCTATCTAGATAAAATTATAATGGATTAATGAGGAAGGCTTTAATAGCCTTCCTCAACATTATGATAATATTTTTTTATAAAAAAGGGGTGAAATGATTGAGAAAAAACTTTTACATCCCAGCTCCAGTATCAGCTGATGAAAAGGGTAATGTACCTATACTAATAGAAGAGACTCTAGGGGATGATCCTGGACATGGGTCTCGAATCACCGATAATAAACTAATTGAAAATAATGATAAAGTTGATAAAACCGAACTATTCGGTGAGCATGAACGTGTATTAAATATGGATGATTGGGTAGATGTTGAGATCGGAAGTAAGATCGATAAACAACTATTGAAAAATCTCTGTGTTCCTAGCACGAGTCATGCTTATTCTGTAGCTGTAGAGTTCTTTAAGAACTGGATACTTAGTAAATTTGATAAATCTTACTTTAAGACTGTATATATAGATGGTAAACACTTATTTGATGAGTTTGCTAATATCAATGAACGTGAGCTTATCAAGCGTGGTAAACCAGCTATTGCTATTATTCCTAACATTGATATTGATTATAACCGTGAAGGTATAGATATCGGTCTACATGACTTAAACTACTATGCTAGAACGTTTAATTATAGAGATACATTCTTTAAAGACTTAACTAATGATCTCTATCTTGCAGTATCTTTTGACCAACTATTATTCCAATTCCAAATTAAGATCAAAGTAAATACTAAAGCTAAACAATTAGACTTAGTGAGATACTTAAAGATGGCATATAAGATTGGCGCAACTAGTGGTTATTATACTGATATGGATGTACATGTACCATATGACATGCTATTTGATTTAGCTGAGAAAGTCGGCTTTGAAGTTGATTATGATAAGAAGCTTATTAAAGAACCATTTAAATTCTTAGCATACTTAAATAGACACTCTGAAGTTCCATTCATCTATAAACTACGTAATATGAATTCTAAATGTGAATTCTTCTTACGTGCTTCAAATATGTATGTACATCTTAGAGTACCTGATATAAATATTGATGATGGTGAAAGACAAAACCAAGTAAGCTCTAACTACTATATTGAATTTAGTGCTGAGATGAGATTCCCAGCTCCTAAGATATTCTGTTACTTCACTATGCATCAAAGTGAATTCTTACGATTCAATCTTGAGGGTGAAAGTAGAACTTATATGGTTAACTTCTCTAATATCCCAGCTACTAATGAGAAAGCTTGGGATCAATTCATTAATGTACCATATGAAGAAGAGGATAAGTCTAAACCATTGACTATCAACTTCAAAGAGATATTCGAAAAGGATATTAATATCATGAGAGTTATTAATGCTTGTAATAAAGCATATATCTCTCCATCAGTATTCTTAGACTTCAAGATATTCAATCATGGAGAAGAATACTTATATGATATCGACTGGACAAATATGTCATTAACTACTAGAAGACCAGTTGAGCATACCTTATCTAACTTTGTAGTTTACGTTAATAAAGAATTCTTTAATGATTCTATAACTACCATGGACAATGCAATGAAGCAACGTATTAAAGCTACAACAGTTACAAATAACAATTCTGGTATAGATCCATTCGAACGATAAAATATCCCCATAGGAGTTGAGCTCCTATGGGGTTTTATTTTTTTTAGTTATAGTAAGTTAGAGTGTAGTCGAATTCAATATTCTTACCTGCACCAGAGCAATATACAATAACTAATGTATTAGTTTTCTTAACCCAAACTTCACCTAGACCACCGTTAGGATTTACAGTTGGAGTGATTGCTACAGCAAAGGAAGTATTGCCAAATTCATGTCTAATAATTGTACCATCTGTACCATTAAAGATACCAGTACCAACTAAGAATGCAGACATATCTTTCTTAAGAGAAAGTTGTTCACGTTCTTGGTCAGTGATAAATCTATTGTTAGGATCTTGTGCAATGATAGATGGTGGAAGTGTAGCTGGTAAACGATAAGCATTAGCTCCTTCTTCGATGGAGTCTAATTTAGCTTTATCTTCTTTAGATAATAGACCAGCTGTTTCACTCGTTGCCGGTACACCTGTAGCTTTGTTATTCCATGCTAAGATTTGTTCATCAGTTACAAAACGATGAGTTGGATCTTGAGCAATAACTGTAGCTTCATGTGTTTCAGGATGAACGTAATAGTTAGCATTAGTCTCAATGGTATTCATTTTAATCTTATCATAATGACTCATGATACCATCAAGAGTTTCTGTTGCGATATTACGACTAGCTTTATTAGACCAGTCAGCTCTTTCTTTATCAGTGATAAAGCGATGCTCTTCATCTTGTTTAACAAGCATTGGATCAATATGATCTGGCATACTAAAGTTAGTTGCACCAGCTTCAATAGAATCCAATTTATATTTATCTTCTTTAGATAATAGACCATTGTACTGATAAGTAGCAATTCTGTCTTCAGCTTTAGCATTCCAGAATGTCTTTTCTCTATCAGTTACGTGTCTAATACTAGATGTATCAGGATGAACGTAATGGTTAGCATTAGGTTCAATAGTATCAAGCTTAGCTTTATCTTCTTTAGCCATCTTACCATCTACTGCTACAGTAGCAAGTGGAATGGAGTTGGCAGAGATAGGAATCCAATCATTACCATCATAACGATAAGTAATATTGTCTTCATTACAAGTTACTGTCCAACCCTTTTGAGGAGATGGATATTTAGACATAATCTCTACGAAAGTTTCTACAGATTCTTTCCAGATATTATCATACTCTAATTGAGAGAATTTGTTATCGATCTCTTCTTTAGTGTATTTATTATTCCAGCTAAGACGATCACCTGCAGATACGTGCATTTGTTTATCTGTAATGTGACGATTAGCTACAGAGAATGCAATATTTACTTTTTGTTGTGCACCCTCTTTGGTTTCTTTATTATCCCAAGATGCTTTATCTGTTGCAGATACGTGAATATTATTATCTGAGATATGACCATCGATAGCAGCTTTAGCTTGGGTAATAGTTTCTTTTTCTTTTTGAGTAACGTGAATCTTATTATTACTCAAGTGATCTAATACGTTCTTATTATTAGCAACTATATTAGATAGGTTATTATAATCAATCCCGGTACCTTTGACTTTATAGCCATCGGTACCAGAGAATGCGATTATTTCGTCAATAATAGAGTCTTCATTAATATTTTTCAGACGTCGTAGTATATCCGGTTTTGCCACTACTATATCCTCCTTATTGTTTTAATGCAGAGATAGCTAACATCGCAGATGATGTTTGTCTAGATGCTTTAGCCATCTTTTCAAGTTTATATGCTAAATCATGATCTTCAAATTTTTCTACATTATCATATTCAGCCACAATGAATCCTAAGAGTTCACCATCACCGTATTCAAATATACCACTAAAGATACAAGTCTTATCTTGCTCATCAAAGAATAACTTTGAAATGATAGCATCGATTTTATTTTCATTCTTATATATAACAAAGGTGTGCTTCTTTAAGAGATTAACTATTATATCATCCATCAAACCGATAGGAATATCCTTATGCTTTTTAATTAGATGATATTTAGATACACCAGCTTTATCCACTTCAGAGATGCAAGATGCCTTTAAGAATGGAATATTATTTAGAGAGTGTGTGCCATTATGGAAGAGATAGAACTCAACTCGGTCTGCATTTACTTCATCTAAAATTTCTTTTACGTTGTGTTTAAGGCTATCGCTAAGTCTTAAGAATATTTCAATTATACTTTTATCTTTTTGAGCTTTATCATCAGAATTACTCAGTCTATCTATTTTATCTTCTAGACGTCTAATTCTATCAGATTCATCATCCGATGAATTGTTATTATTGTTATTACCTATAGCCTTAGCTAAATAAATTAAAAGTATAATAAGAAGTACAATAATGAGAAGAAAAGCGACTAGACCAAAAACAAATGGACCAAAATCATTTATTAATCTTGCCAAACTTTGAAAGATTTCATGTACTTCTGAGAGCATTTGGACTAATCACCACCTTATAAATAAAAATTAAGTTACTATTCATATGTTAAAATTTACTTAGTAGCTTTATTTATAAGGTATGCGGTACCAACTAATGCTGCAGCACCACCAACGATTTTCAAAGTTTTGTTTTGATGTTTAACGTGTTTAAGTTCTTCGTTTAATTCACGTTGTTTATCTTCCATAGATAATTGATAGGCTGCGATTTGACGATCAGCAATCTTAGTTACATCTATAGATAATTCATGAGATTGATTAACTTTAACTGTACCATCTTTATCTGTAGCATGAGATGTTGTTGTTTGCATTGGTACATCATAAGTTTGGTCATTATATTTGATTCTAGCAACTGGTGCTTGATCTTGGATATCAACATCAGCATCTTCTGGAGATTCTTTTTCTATATAACGGATCTCTGTTTGGTTATTACTAACAACTCTTTCAGTTACAGGTTTATTTTTCTTAAGATCTTCTAATGCTTGTTTAACAAGACGTACTTCAGCAGCAACTTCTGCATCAGATACTGCTGATTTAAGTTCATCAATTTTTTCATATGCAGCATCTATTTGAGATTGCATAATCTTATATGTAACAAACCCACCAAAACTAATGGAAAAAAGAAAAAATAAGATGCCTAAAATTATAGGCTTCTTATAGGTTTTAAAATTTTCTATGACTGTACTTTTAATATTTTCTAAATTAGCTTTCATTTAATTCTCCCGATTAACTAATACGTTCCCACATATATACCCCTAGATATGGGTTTTCGATATTTAATGGTGCTGGCGTACTACTACCAACTCTAGTAGTCGTACCACTTACAGAAACTGTATGGCTATGACCACCAGCGCCATTAGTTGTACGATTTACTGTTTCATTAGCATAGTAAGTATCATTACGTCTTCTATCAGTATCTCCGCTACACAGATATTTGCAATAATAACCTCTTTCGTTATAGCTAACAGTTCGTGTATATGAAGATTCATCACTTGTATTATGAGTATGATCTCCTACACCAGATGTAGTACCAGAAATATTGATACTATGATCATGGGCTGGAATATTACTTTCATTAAGAGTTGTAGTGATGCTACCACCAGTTTTACGTAAAGTAATATTACGGTCAGCACTAACGCCAACTAAGCAGCGACCTTCAGCGACACGGCGCCATTCACCGCCAATAGTTTCAGATGGATTAGTATTTACTAAAGTAATATAAATACTACCAATAGGATAAGCTTTATTTAAGATCTGTTTAGTTACATACTCTTCTAAAAGCTTAACTGTTACAGGACTATTAGGATTACCACTAATAGTTACATCAGGTACTTTAACTATACCGGTAAATGTAGGACTATCTGCTTTAGCATAATAAGCTGGTAAATTGCCACCAAATTTTTCTGCATTTTCTACACTGACATTTAATCTTGATGGATTCTCACCAAAGATTACATGACCTTGTGAATTAACTGTGACTCTAGTATATGCACCAGCAATAACGCCACTGTCAGGGTGTCTATAGTTAGTAGCAAAGTTAGCAATATTATTTAATTTAACTTTATCTTCAGCAGACATCAAACCAGCTGCTGTTTCACTTGCTGGTTTAATATTACTCATAATAGTATTCCAACGATTACGTTCTTCTGCTGTGATATGTTTGACATCATCTTGTAAATGAGCATAAGATATATCTATTTTTTCATTAAGAGTTTCATTAAGCTCTTTACTAGTAATCTTGTCTAATTGTTTATCATAGCTAGTAACACTTCTATTTGAGAAGGATACTGCTAGTCTATTTGTAGTTGCCATATTATCCTCCTACTATATTGCAAAGCTCTTAACTGGACCCCAAGTATCACCTGTACCAGAGCGTAAATAGAATACTCCGTCAATGAATAAGAACTCATAAGCAAGTTCATCTTCATCTGCACGGAAACCAAATATAGTTGCATATTCACTAGTAGTTGTAACACCTTGAAGATTTAATACAGAGATCTTACGTTTACCAGTAAATTTAAAGAAGTTAGAATAATCATTTGGTTTAGTTGGTTTCTCTGTATCAAGATTCAATGCTTTTAAGAATAGACCAACTTCAGCAAATACAGAATTCCATTTCTTAACTGGGTCAAATGCATTCAAGCAATTGTTAGGACCAATCCAGAATTTCTTTTGATCTTTTACTTCTGGGTCATGCTCTTGTTTTACATATGGAGATTGGTTGTTAAGATATTCAACGTTAACAGCCTGATTCCCATCTGCATCCAATTTAGGTGTAGGCACTTTAGGTGTACCTAAGAAGATAGGTGATGCTAGTTTAGCATAAGAGTCAGCTGGTTCATTACCGAGACGATCTGCATTATCTGCAGTTGTATTAATCTTAGTAGGATTTCTACCAGCGATTACATGACCTTTTTGATCTACTTCTACTTGTAAATATAACCCAGGTGTAACTGTAGAGTTAGGGTGGATATATTTATTTGCTTCAGCTTCAATATTAGCCAACTTTAATTTCTCAGCTGGGGACATAAAGCCTTTAGTTGTATTATTTGCCAATGGTAAATCGGTTACTTGGTTCCATCTATTCTTTTCTTCTTGAGTTACATGAATAGCGTTATTTTGCGTATGAGCAAGATTTTGCTTTATTGTATTTTGAAGACTTAGAGATAGCTCTTGGAAGCCGATCTTATCTAGTTCGTAGTTATAAGGCATACATTAACCTCCTTTATTTGTATTACGTTTATGTTCAAAATGAGGCTCCAATGAGTTCTGAGACCCATTGGAGCATATATGATTAATCGTCAATCATAGCAAGTGCATCAGCACATTCATTTTGGAAGCGGTCTAATAAAGATTCACGACTAGCAGATTGGTTCCACTCCCAAGAGGAGCATACACCAATATAGATTGCTTCAATCATTTGCTTATCGATATTAGCACCATCAACGTAAGACATAGTTGGATATCCAAGATAGTCAAGTGCATCTAACCACATTTCTTCAATATTACCGACGCCATATTGAATAGCACGAGAGAATACTACTTGTTTCATAACTTCATGATGGTTTTCAATATTGTAGCCAATATTACGAAGAATTCTAATCGAAGGATCATAGTAATGCTCGATTACATATTGATCTTGAGCTTCTTCAAAATCTTTAGCATTATCAGAGTTAGCTAACCATTTCCATGCAGCATCAAATTCTTCGCCAGTTAAAGGATATTTAGCTAATTCAGCCCCAAACCAATAACCTTTTTCTTGTAGCCAGTCTACAAATTCATCTAAAGAACCAGCATTGCTAGAGAATTGATAAGTACCATAAGATTTCCCACCTGGGTCTCCCCAGCCACTGGAAATAGTACCAATACCGGCACCACCGGATTCGTATTTTTCGGATAATTCACCGATCTTCATAATATAATTCCTCCTTACATTTCTTTAAGAGGCTTATGGATCTTCTTTGGTCTAGAAGATCTGTTAGCCATTTCAATAACATCGTCTGCAGCTTTACTATTAACGGGTGCAGGTACGTCTACCACCGGACGTTCAACAATCGGACGCTCGACAACAGGCTGCTCGGCAATGGGAGCTTTTACAATTTTTGGAGCAATTGGGAATTCACCTTCTGGGGAATTCTTAGTGCTATCCACTAACCATTTAAATAAACCAATTAAGCCAACACCAGATGCAGATAAACCTTGCCAGCAACTATCAATTTCAAATTTTGTGCCATATAGACCATTAGACCAGTATCCATATACCCAAGATCCTAAAACTAAGATTGCTGCTAGTAGACCAAATCCCATACAGATTGAAGCCATATTAACTCTTAGATGTCTTAAAAGACCCATAAATATAAATCCTCCTTTTAAAAATAAAACACCCCAGTTAGACCTATAAAGGTGGAATCGGGGGTTATCATTATGTTAAAACATTATGATAATTGATTAAACTGAAAGGAGACAAATATGGAAGTCTTTAATCCTGTATATGATAAAATCGCATTAAATGATTTATCCCCAGAGCTTCAAGCTCTAATTAGAGATTCTTCTGAGTCTGTATCTTATAACTTAAATAGACATATGAAAGATAAGTCTGCTCATATCACAGTTTTAGATAGAGAAACTTGGAATAATAAAGCACCTAATGAATCACCTAATTTTACTGGTGTACCAACTGCACCAACTCCTACTTTAGGTGATTCTTCTAATAAAATTGCTACAACTGACTTTGTAACAAATATTCTTAAGATCTTCAAACCTGAAGTGTCCATCAAAGCCAATAAGCTAACTAATAAAGTTAATATTAAACTTGGTGGTGTAGCTGATTCTACTCCAGTACAATTTGATGGTAGTGGAGATTTAGTTATTCCTGTAACATCTGTAGATACTTCTGCTCTTAAAGGTATCTTAGGTAAAGATAAATTAACTGGTAAATACGATATCTCTATTTCTGGTAATGCATCTCATGCTGACACTGCAGATAGAATCAGTGGTATTGAATTGAATGAGTTGGCTATGAAAGAATCTCCAGCTCTTCAAGGTAAACCAACTGCTCCGACTGCTACATATGGTACAGCTACTGATCAAATTGCTACAACTAAATTCGTTGATAAAGCTATTAAATCTTTGAACTTAGCTGCAGGCACTGGTGGTGCAGGTGGTGGTACTGCTACATTTACTCCATTTAAAATTAAAATCACTGGTAAAGCTACAGCTAATGAAGTTACTGTAGATGGTACAAGTGATGTAAATCTTAATATTAGAGATCTGGCTATTGATTATAATGAGATTGCTAGAAATCTTAATATCACTACAGTTAATGGTCATACTTTAGGTAAAGACGTACCAGCTAATGCAGTATTTACTGATACAGTATACGTTCATCCTAACACACAAACTGATTTGACTGCAACTGAATTTACAGCTGTTACTGTAGACCGTCAAGGTCATGTAATTGCTGCTCGTAATCCAAGTACTTTGGATGTAAATATTACTAAGAATGCTGCTACTGCTGATAGATTGAAAGAACGTCGTAGACTTAGCATTACTGGTGTAACTGCAAATAATGTATTCTTTGATGGCTCTGCTGATGTGGCTTTAAATATCACTGCAGTCCCAGCTGGTATTGTGACTGAGTCTAATGATAAACAGTTTGTATCTAAAGCTCAAAAAGATAAATTAGATGCAACTCTAACTGCAGCTGAAATTACTGCTAAAATCGGTGAAGCTGGTTCTGGTATGGAATGGAAAGAAGCTGTTGATACTAAATCTAAATTAACTACTAAATACTCTTCTCCTAAAAAGGGTTGGACTGTATCTGTATTAGATGAAGGTAATACTTATCAATACAATGGTACATCTTGGATCGTTGTATCTGGTAATAATATGCCTAATGCATCTACTACATCTGACGGTAAAATGTCTAAAGAAGATAAAGCTAAATTAGATGGTATCGCAGCTGGTGCAAATAACTATGTATTACCATCTACATTACCTGCAAGTATGATTACTCAAGATGATGATCATTATTTTGTAACCAAATATCAAAATAAGAAACTTCAAGACCTTTATAATAAAAGTGAATTGGATAACTTATTTGCTAAGAAAACTGATCTAACTAGAACCCAAGCATTTACTCTAGGTAATGGTTGGAAAATTGAAGCTAATGCATCTGGTGAATTAGCATTTACATTTAATGGTGTAGAAAAAGCTAAACTTGGTACAGATGGTGCATTCAGATCTGTAAGCTTAGAAGAAACAGGGGGTAATTAATGCTACCTGTAACTAGAAAAGCTCTTAGATATTTTATGAGATTAGTAACTCCAGAGTATATTGGTTGCTATTTAATGGCTATCTTTACACAATTGATCTGCTTGCTTACTAATCCTATCGTAGTTTTATTCTGTGATAAATATGGTAACCTCCCTAAGATATTCAGACTATGGCAGACTTATGATAACTGTCTTGATGTAGACTGGATGATCTCTGAAGGAGTAGTTCCTAAAGTATTTAGATATGACTTTAATAAACACTATAAATATTATCCTGAATCTAAGACTAATGATGAAATGATTCCTGGTCATGTAGTTATCTTAGATGATGACTTTACTCTTAAAGAAAGAGTACAACGTTATTTCTGTAGGGTATTATGGTTGTATAGAAACTCTGCTTATGGTTTTGCATATAAACTTCTTGGTATTACTTATACTGGTATTAACCAACACGTATTAGAGAATGACCAAACTAAAGGTAAACAAATCTTTGTATCTTTCTTAGAAGATCCTTCTGGGGTTAATAGATACTTCTCTGTAAAATCTACTGAATATTGGACTTGTCCAATTATTGAGAAACGATTTAGATTTGATATCTATCTTGGTTGGAAACTTTCTGGTACTCAAGAGTATACTAATGAAAAACGTGCAATGCTTGCTATTAGAATTAGTCCATTCTTAAGTGTAAAATAATCAAAGTGGTACATCCAATTAATTTGGATGTACCATTTATATCTATTTGGAGGCAAATATGACTAACATAATTCCGTTAATAGCAAAAAAGTATAATCGTAAGGGGGATACGTCTGGTACCCTTAAATCTTTAGTAGATGACTTAGTTTTCATAGAAGATACAAATGATTCTTTATTATTCATAACTAATATTCCTAGAGAGACTAAGTATTCTATTGAAGAAGTTTTTAATATTATAACCTCTAATGATAAATATAGTGAAGTACTTAGCAATGTACTAAGCTCTCTTAATATGGATCTAGATTACCATAAATTATTATTAAATGCAATAGACTCTGAGTCTTATAAAATCATTAGCTTGATTAGTGATAATATACCAACTCCAGATTTATTCTTATCTAAGAATAACTATGGTTGTCTAACTACAGCGTTAGGTAAATCATATACAATCTTTGATAAAGTCCTAGGTATGGTTATTAGTCAATTACTACATACATCTTCTAAAGAAGATAAGATCTTAAGTTTATTCATGACCATCTGTATCGTTAATAAAGATATAGATAAACTAGCTTCTTTATGTACAGGTTATTTGGCTATAACTAAAGATGAAGTCTTAGTAAAAGACTTAATGAATGAATCTGCGACTATGGCATTCCAATATATGTCAGAAGAAGATATTCATGATGTAGTTGATGATATTAACTCTCGTAGTGTATTAGCAAGATATTTATCAAGAATGTAAAATACCCCCATAGGAGTTCAACTCCTATGGGGATACTTTTTAGATTTTAATAATAGATTTGATATACAATATCTAAGCCTTTGGAAAGCTCAATCAATTGTTCATTTGGCATGTTGTATTTAGTCAATGGACGGATATCTTGATAATATTGTTTACCATTGATTTCTTTTTTCCAAGCAGTACATAAAGAGATTGTATTAATACGTGCTTCGTTGATACCAACTGTATTGATGAACCATTCACGGCATTCTTCTTCAGTAATCTTTAAGTTGATTTCTACGAAAGTTTCAACTTCAGATTCTTTAGTGGAATTGTAAATAGTAGCATCTACTGTAGTACCATCTTCGAAACGAATCTTTTTAACTGGTTTGGATTCAAATGTTTTGAAGTAGTATGCAACACGGTTACCAATGATTTTACTACCATGATAGATTTCTTTCTTAGCTTCAGTAAGATCTTCAGTAATCAATGGGAAACGGAATGGAACCAAGTACTCTGGTGCACACCATTTAGCATAGTTAACTTCATATACTTGAGAGTTTTCACGACCACAACCATCAGTACCAACACAGAATAAGTAAACTTTTTCTGGTGTAGATGGTGTTTCAAATACAGAGTTTTCTAAGTTCATTTCTGTATTATAAGATGGTGTAGTATATTGTCTAGGAATATCAAAATGTTGAGTAGCAGTATATTCTGCTCCAGGTAAGATGATTTTATTTTCACCTTCGAATAATAAGATATCAGTACCACCAACAAAGACTTTAATGTTGGTACGGTTATGTGTTGCAGTAATATTACTGCCATCTGTAGTATGGCTAAATTCTGCAATATTTAACTGTTTATCAGGCATCTTACATTTACCTCCAATTAGTTTTTATCTTCAAAATTTATTATTATGTTTTGGTTATCCATTGCTATCGTACTGAGATACGTATACATGATCTGTTAATTCAAAGTTATCGATTCGTTTACCTCTAACTCTAGATTTAATACGATCAAAGGATTCAGACATAGCATAATGGTGTAAACGTAAAGAGTTAGTATAGATGAGTAACTCTTTCTTAATAAGTTTACGTAAATCGTCAGTACGTTTGAGTACTGCATAAATGTGGATTTTATCATGGACATCTGTAGTTGGATCTAACGTAGAAATACCATGATCTTTGATGCCATATTTTTTGAAGTAGTATCTTAAGATGTATACTAATTCTTTCTGAGTAATATTATCTATTTCGTACTTCTTAGTTAGATAACTACTGAAGCCATCATAGAATAATTCAAAGTCTTCATTTCTTAACTTAGATAAGTATTTGATTGCATCAATTGGTTTAATATATTGGTTATAACGTCTATCGAAATTATAAACTGTAGTTAAACCAGCTAACTCAATCTTATAAGATTTAAAGAAATCTATAACTTTAGATACATACATCTTCAAGTAGTCAATACCGATACCTGGGAGATAATTGAATAACTGTTTATAGTCTTCAGATCCCATGAATACTTCAATGTATTTAACTGTATCCATAATAGCATTAGTTATAGCTTTCTTACGTTGAAGATCTTCACCAATAGACTTCATACGAAGAATAGAGTTATATAGATCTATATCTTGATATCTTAGATATTCAGTATAAGTCTTAGCAACTTGATCACCATTGACTCTAAAGAATTTATTACTAAACTTCTTGATTAGCAATGCATCATATACAGCTTTATATGCATCATAGATACGTTTATTATCTGCATAATACATGCCTTTGACAACTACATCGTAGATCTTAGTATTTTCTTCTAAGATATTCATTAAACCCTTCATAGATATGCCAGGTTTATATTTCTTAAAGTCAGCTACTTTTAACTCTTCTAATGTATAACCATATTTACGTTCAATATCTCTACGGAGTAAATCTAAGTCTGCATCGAAATTGAACCCTTGGATATACATAATTGGAACTGTCTCTGTTTGGATTGTATCTTTCTTATTATAGTATAAGTAAGATAAAGAGAATAGATAGCATAAGATAGAAGATAGCTTGAATGTTTTATCAGGTCTAATATTAGGAACTGATAATCTAATACGATCTTCAAATCTAGTATCATCAAAGAATGTATTAAAGAAGTATGGAATCTTGAATGATAAGTCACTCATAGACATAACTGTATCAATGGAGATGTATTTAGTTCTAGCATAGTTGAATTCTTTCTCAAGGATTTGATTCTTAATATCCAATGGATCGAATTCATTAGTCCATAACCAATCATCTTCAGTAAATAGATCGTAGTCTATATATTTAGACTCATCACGAATATAGTTATCGGCAGACTCATTCAAAGGAATCTTAACAAACTTAAGATCATAGTCTTTAGTTGGGTCTTCGATAAAGATATTTTTACGTTTAGCATTTACATAGGAGAATGTAAATAGAATGGTATCACCATGCTCTAGGAGTTTATCTACGTTAGAGAATAAAGCTTGATCATCTACGATTTCATAATCAACATTCTCTTCTAAGATAGTACCATCTTCACATAGAATCTGCATTTGGTTATTATTATCAGATTCTAAGAAGTTATCATAAGGATATGGAATATCTACAACTCGCTTACCATTCCTAAAATCATATATATTATACTCAGTTCTAATATAGTTATTGAAGTTATCATAGATTGAGTTATAGATAAAGATACATCTAACTTCACGACCTTTCTCTAAGTTAATAGAGTCATCTAAAGTTAGCATTGTACCAGATACAGTATATCTTGACTTATCAATAATAGTACCACCTACGGTTACAATCATACCATTACCAGACTTTTCATAGTTATAGAATGGATAGTTGATTGTAAATACCTTTTGATTTGGTACACGAGCTTTAAGAGAATCTTCTGTAATATGTACAGTATAGTTATTACGTGGATCTTGGAAGAAGTATACCTTAACTATATCTTTACTATCTACATAGTCTTTAGAGTTTCTAAATGATAAGATATTACCATTCATGATGAAGTTAGATCTATCTAAGATTTCACCATTAATAGTGATTAACCATTTATTTCGTTTAGAGTCATAGCCTTCATATGGGAAGTTAATCTTAAATGAACTCATCATACGATTGATTTCTACTTGAGCAGAAGATAACTTGATTCTATCTCTATTCTTAGGATAGATAAAGTGGATCTTAATCTCAATACCAGTACGTAATACTTTAGTTTGATCTAGAATCTTGATCTTATTCTTCAAGAATGTATATTCAGAAGAATATATTGGTTTACCATCTAGGAATACTTCGATTGGGTATTCGCTTTCTTGGTATCCTTTGAATGGTACTTCGATTTCATAGTCTTGCATACCAGGAATTTGTACTGTAGTTGTAAAGAATTTCTCTTCTAGCTCTACATCAAAACCTTCAGTGTAGATATTATTGAATACTACACTACGATTTCTAGTTACTTTATCTTGAGGATATACGAATGAGAAGTTCTTACCATTTAGCATATATCTATCAGATGGAAGTAATACTGAACCATATAGTGCAAAGAACTCACCGCCATATTGTAAGTAGTTATAATATGGCTCTGGTACGTCAAAGCTACTGATTGCAGTATCAGTAACTGTCTTGAAGTTATACTCAGTTATCTTACTCTTAATAGGATACATTGGAGAGTAGATAAATACTACAGACATTAAACGTTCTGTAGTAATCTTAGCCCAGTCTGTATCTTCATTAAAGGTAATAGTATTACCATTTACAGTATATCGTTTTGGATCAATGAAAGTACCACCAGTAGATAGATACATTAATCCACCCATATCTGTAAAATCAGCTATAGGGTATTCGATAGTAAAGTTCTTTTGTTTATTATCAGTGATAGGATATTGTCTAACGGATGTGATAATCTTATATCCATCTAAGTTAGAGATATCATCATTGAATTCATTATTAGAGAAGAAAATAAATTCTAATTTAGACTTCCCTCTAAGGAAGTTAGCATCTTTAAAGTTAAGTTTACCATCTTTAGAGATAGTATATTTGTCTTCTAGTACACGTTTACCATCCACATTAACGAAAACTGCACCACCTTTATCAAGGAAGTTTTCATGTGGGAATGGAATCTTAATACCATTAGATGCAAAGTTAGTTAAAGTCTCATTAGCTACATCAACCTTTTGGTCTGTATCTAATACTTGCTTAACTTTATAGTTAAATATATACTCACCAGTATCTTCATCTACTTTACGATCACGTAGTAAGTAGTATTTAAAGATACGTAAATCATCAAAGCCAAAGATAGAGCAGATATCTACCATACATTTAGCAGTTGATTTATATTTGAGTAACTCATGAAGTCTCCGCATCATTCTAACTTGATAGATTAATGGGATTTCATCATAATATGGTACACCATGAGACATGAATATATATCTTACACAACG